AAAGATGTGCAGTTCAATTCAGAATTAAAAACGTTGACACGGAACGTGAGGCGGTGTATGAACGCACCAAAGGTAAGGGCTTTTAATTTTTGTCCGGCTTTGCAATTGCAAGGTCGGACATTTTCATTTTGTAGTATCTCAGAAAGAAAAAAAAGAACTTCAAACTCGAAGTCTTTTTGTCGTCGTTGTTGTCGTATTATACGACGTAAGGAGTATAATATATATCTATATTCCTTTATCCTTTATGTTTATATAACATTCGTTATATCTATACGCGCGCGCGAGGAAAACCCCATAGGGGATATTATTTGTGCTGAGTTTTCTTCTTTTGAAAAACCCCTAAGGGGTTTCTGAAATAACCCCATAGGGGTTTTTATTCGCTGCAACATCTTAAATATCAACGAATAACGTCATTTTATGTTTTTCGCTTTTTGTCATAGTTCATTAGGGCTTAAGCATGTTCTTTACAATTCGTTTCAGTGGAGTTTTCTGTTTTAAGTCGTTGATTACTTGGAAAAATATGTAGTTGTCGAGGGGTTTATTTACGGTTGATTTTCATGCAGTTAAAAAAACGGGTAAGGGGTTTTATAAATAACCCCATAGGGGTTTTTGTTTTGCGTTTTTAATAACCCCTTATGGGTTTCTGAAATAACCCCATAGGGGTTTTTATTGAAGAGCATGAAAACAAAAACGACCCATCCTCACGGACAGGTCGAAGCCTAAAAAACTATGAGTAAACAAAATGAGTCGGTCTAAAAGTAGATGAAATAGAGACTGGCTTAATCGTCCTCGTCGTCGTCATCATCATCTTCTTCCTCGCCACAAAGGACGCGCAGCTTGTCTTCGATTGTGCGTACGCTGACGTGTGCGTTCATGTCAACGTCGATAGCCTTCATCTTTGGCGTATGGAACTCCAGCAAGCGAAGCTCGGCGTTTACGCGATCGTCAGGCGCAAGCATCATCATGTCGCAATCGAAGTCTGACATTGTGCGCTTCTTACCGTCGTCGCCAACTATTTCCTTGGGTTCGAAGTATGCCAAGGAATGTGTTTTGATGAACCCTTTAATCGGGTTCTCCTTGTTTGGTGTGCCCTTTTTCCGGCCACCGGTCTTCATTCCCTTCATATTGAATATGTTTTGTGTTGCGCCGTTGGCGCAAAAGTTAAAAGTACTGGGCAAAGATACATTACTAATTTAGCGCACGAATTATAACTTTTGAAACATAAAACGATATGGGACTAATTGGTAGCATAGCAGGAGGCGCACTCGGAGCAGCCGGCAGCATCTTTGGCGGCATCAGCGCAAGCAAGGCGATGAGACGAGTGAAGAAGAACCTCCAAGCACAGAAGGAGGCCAACCAGAACTGGTATGACCGTCGTTATAACGAGGATGCGACGCAGAGGGCGGACGCTCAGCGCATACTCACCCAGACGGAGGAGAGCATCAGGAACCGCAACCGACAGGCGGCAGGTGCCCAAGCCGTGATGGGTGGTACTGACGAGAGCACAGCAGCAGCCAAGGCCGCGAACGCACAAGCATTGGCCGATGCAACGTCGCAGATAGCTGTCAATGCGGAGAACCGCAAAGACCAGATTGAGCAGACCTATCAGCAGCGCGACTCGCAGATCAACGAAGCGTTGAACAATTTGGAGATTAACAAGGCACAAGCCATCAGTCAAGCCGTGCAGGGCGTTGCCAAAGCAGGTGCAGGGATTGCTGGAGCCTTCTAAAAACATTCGACATGAGCAATTGGACAGAAGAACAGCAGGAACAGTACGAGCAGGGCAATGATGGTGGATATACCCCACCTAAAGGTTCGCTTGACTGGGCCGAGCAGCCTGCACAGCCAGAGCCAGCACCGAAAGGGACGGAGGCATGGACCGAGCAGAACAGCGGAGGCAATGCGCCGGAGCCGTCGGAGTCGAAGGAACCACCAAAGACTGACGTGGCACCACCTGCCGACAAGCCAGCCGGTGTGTCGCCACACAACGACACAATGGGTTACGATCAGCAGATAGCAGCCTTGCAGGAAGCCGCTAACCGCGTGAAGCCGGAAACCGAGGAGGAACGCAAGAAGAGAGAACGCAGAGAGAAGTCGGCGAAGATTGTTTCAGCCGTCAGCGATGGTCTGCAAGCGTTGAGCAACCTTTTCTTCACTACTCGCGGTGCTCCTAACATGTATGACCACAAGGAGGCAAGCCAGCTCACGCCATTGCAGGAGAAACTGGAGAAGCTGAAAGCTGAACGACAAGCCAACGCGGACAAATACCTCCAGTATTCACTCAAAATCGGTGACGCACAGAATGAGCGTGCCAAGACCTTGCGAGAAATGGAAGCGCAGCAGGAACGTTCTAAACTGGCGAGGGAGAAAGCACAGCGTGAGCAAGAAGAGCACGGATGGCTTGCGGCATTGCAGCCCGACAAGCAGCGTGAGCAAGCTGGTAAGGCTACTAAAGCCGAACAGGAGGCTGTTACCGCCAAGGCAGAAGCGGACAATGCTCCTGATCTCTACAAGGCAAAGGTTGATACCGAAAAGGCACGAGGTGAGGCACAGAGAGCGTCGGCTGCATCAAGCCGGGCAGCGGCTACAGACCATTATGCTTCGGCAAGAGCGCACGACCGCTCCAACAACGACGAGTTCAGTGCATGGGACGAGAATGGACGCGAACACAAGTTCAGAACGGCAGCAGCTGCGGAGGCTTTTGCCAAACAGCACGGCACATTCGAGGAGACCGATGTCACCTCCACAAGTACGACTGACAGCGAGACCAACGGCAAGTCCACCACTACCTACAAGAAGAAAAGTGGTTATGCCAAGCGCGTAGTCCCCGACAACACTCCTCCAAGTCGCAGACGAGGAGGCAATAACGATAATACACCACCAAGCAGAAGAAGATAATGGCACAAGTAAACGATAATGACGACATCAAGTGGCTTTACGGCAAACTGAAAGCCAAGGGCTACAATATTGGCAGTGAAGCAGAGTTCAAGTCTTCGCTTGCCAACGGTGAAGACCGCAAGTGGTATTACGAGAAGGCCAAGGGCATGGGGCTTGACATGGGCAGCATGAACGACTTCGAGAGTATGTATGCACCAAAGGCGGCACCGGCACCCAAGAGGGAAACCCCATCTTCTGGACAGCGGAAGCCAGCAGTAACACCTGCGGCAAGTTCGGTACCTGCCAAGCAACAGCCGAAGAAAGACCAACCGCTTACCCCTGCACAACGTCAAGCGATGATTGACCAAGTGCAGCAGATGCAACAGCAGACGCAAGCCATGATAGCCGACACCAACGAGCGCATGAAGAACATGAAGGAGTATGGCGTTGGTCTTGGCTTTGGTCAGACAAAGAAAAGCGGTTACAAGGTCAATCCACGCACAGGCAAGTTGGAACAGACCTACATCACACCGACTGGCAACCGATACAACAACAAGGCGTTGGCTGATGCAGAGAGTTTCCACTATCGGCAGGAGGCAAGCAAACCTCTTGGTCTTAATATGAATGACCAACAGGTTGATGCGGCACAGAAGCCAGCCAATGCAGCCGTTGCAGCCTTATGGAAAGAGGCAGAGGCAAAGTATGCAGCTGACCGCAACAAGAATGCGGAGGATGTGTATGGCGGCAATCCGTGGCTTCATGCAGGGCGTGAGATGCACATTGTCGATGCTGCCACCAACTCACACAAGAATGAGGTGTCACACCTCACACGCTTTGACTTGCAAAAGATGATGGATAATGCGTGGGGACGTGTGGGCAAGCAGATGACCGCATCATGCTATGCACAACTGAAAAAGCAGTACCCCACCGCAACCGAACAGCAGTTGCAGAACTCGGCTTCCGCTATGGCTCGCCAGTTGTCGGATAATGCCGTATATAAGTATGCTGTGGCAAAGAATACTCCTAAGAGTACGTTGGAGTTCTTCGCCAAGACAGCAGCTGACATGAACCTCTTGCGTACAATCAGCAAGGGATTGGCTCGGAGCGAGGCTGGTACGACTGGCGACTTGGCGGCATACGAGGCTGCAATGGGCGAATACGGCAAGAACCACCGTTTGGCGCAGATAGGCGGTACGGTGACGGGTATGTTGTTTGACCCCACTACTTATATATCTGGCGGTGTCGGCTCGTTTACAGGTAAGACTGCACTCAATATAGGCGGTCGCATCGTGGCGAAAAAAACAGCCACCAATGTAGGCGCACGATTGTTTGGCAATACGCTGACTGGACGTGTCGTGGCTGGCATGGCAGGTGGTGCTGGCAACCTTGGCACATACGAGGGCATCAAGGAGGGCGAAAGCCAGTGGCTGCATGGCGGACACATCAACCCACAGACAGGCGAGAACGAGGGATATTCGGCAGGTGATGTGCTGAAATCGTCCCTGCATGGCACTTTGCTCGGTTCAGTTACAGGCACGGCATCGCCATTGTTGGGTAATGTAGCGGATAAGTGGGTCAAGGCTACCTCGAACACGGCAGGAAAGGTAGGTATCCGCGCAGGAGAACTCGCGACCTCCACTGTTGCCGAAGGTACGATATTCTCCATACCAGAATGGATTAGCGGTGATGGCGATGCGATGGACGTGTGGACGGACAACATGGCGATGATGATAGGTTTCAAGGGGCAGCACATGATAAAGTCCGCCCCTCGTGTCATTGCAGGACTGCGACCTATTGAGAACCCACAGACCATGCAGGAGCGCAACCACAACCGCATGAGTTTCGTTGAGAGGTTGCGCAAGCAGGTGGACGCAAGTCCGCGCGACATGGCTTTCACCAAGGAGGAGCGTGAGGAGTTGCAGAAGTATGGTTATGGCGACCTTGCTACTCTCTTCACTCGCACACCAAAACAGCAGCCCAAGCCCAAGTCAAAGCCGACAACTAAGGACGGAAAGGTAATGTATCTTGACATTCCCGAAGCCAAGGTTGAGGATTTGGGCAAGCAGTGGCTCAAGCAGCACCCCGAGTTTGATGGCTATGAGGCTATGGAACGCCTTATGCAAGACCCGAATGTGAGCCAAAGTGCGAGAGCCAAGGCTTATTATATCCTCACTGGTCGTCAGTTGCCTATGGGCAGTGTTACCGGGTACACCACGGAGCAGGACGAGAACGGCAATATCTTCGTTAAGTCCGTCACTGCCAATGGTGAGGTAGTGACGAGCAGACGCTTTGCAGACGAGACTTTAGCCAAGAAGGAGCAGGACAAAATCATGCGCCAAGCCGAACTCAACTCAGTAGATGTCGGTGAGCGTTACACAGAGGCGAAAGCCGACAATAAGGTATTTGAAGCAGCCGTTGAAGCAGTTGCGCCCGGTGCAGACCCCGAAACCGTCAAGCGCAACTACCAAGCTGCAAAGCAGGGAGACAAGGACGCAATCGCCAACTATGGGCAGATGGTCGATGCCATTGACAAGTTCATGGAAGAAAACAAGGGCATGGCAGACACGGAACGCCCAGAGGCAATCCGTGCAGCCATCAAGGAGGAGACTGGCGTAGATGTGGACGAGGCTATCAAGAAAGAGCCGAGCAAGCGTACTGAACCCGAAAAGGCAGCGGTGCAGGACTACATCGAGCGTCTGTTTCCCGAACAGAAAGCCGAGAACGAGCAGCCTATGTCCGATGACGAGGCAGGAGCGTCAGCCATTTACGACCAATCACGTCTGTTGTGGGAAAAGGTGGAGCAAGGCGATGCGGACGCGAAAGCTGATGTTGATGCCATCATCATTCGTATGCAGGAGGCATACAAGGAATGTGAGGACGCATTTGGCACGGACGCAGAAATGCGCATGGCAGAAATGGAAGATAATCCGTGGGCATTGGCCAACGACCCAGAACTGACAGACGACCAGAGGGACGCTGTGCTCTACTACATCAATGCCAAGGCTGCAATGGACGGTGTGCAGGACGCATCGAACGATGCCTTGGAAAACAAGCGCAGGGAGGTTGCCGCCAATGTGGAGCGACACACCCACAAGGACAACGGCATTGTGCAGCCAGCCACCATGAAAGTGGACGACAAGCCTGTCTATATCGTAAAGGGCAATATTGTTCCTCTCCCCGATGGTTCGGGCATTGACGTGCGCAATTCGGATCAGAGTATTGTTATATGTGATGCAGAGACTGGCGAGTATAAGTTTGCCAGCCCGGACCAGCTGTTCTCTCTTGGTGAGGCCATCGACCCTCAGACAGAACTCGATGAGGCATACGCAAACATTCAAGCCGAGCATGAAGCCATACTTGGTGGTACAGAGAATGGGGAAAGTGTACCAAATTTGGAGGAAAGCGTACCCGAAACGCCCGAAAATGTACAGAATGAGGGCGAGAATGTACAACAGCCCATGACTGACGAGCAGTTGCATCAGTATGCCCGAGGTGCTTTCGATGAAGCAACACAAGGCAAAAACGGTGTATCTCTTCCGCAAGAGCAGATTGAGCAGTTGCAACAGCACAATCAACAGATGTTGGAGCAGGAGCAGCAGCGCAAGGAAGATGAGGCAAATCGTCAGCCTACAGCATTGGAGCGTGTTCCCATCAACGAGGAGACACAGGAACCTATGTTTGAGAAAGCCGATAAGGAGACAGCTCTTGATGCGCTCAACGAGATTACGGGTGGAAATGAGGCGAATACCACAGCCATTGTCAATGCGCAAGTGGAGCAAGCACAGAAAGCCCTTGATGCTCTGAAGAAGAAACAGCCAACCAAGAAAGCCCCTGCGCTTAAAGGTTCGCCAATGGCAATGGTAAAGGCACAGCAGGAAGCCGATGCCAACTACAATGCAGCCATGGAGCAGTACAACGCACAAGTGGTTGAAGCAGAGGAGACTCTGAGTGCATGGTCTCGCATTTATGTTCTCATGAACGAGCGCAAGCGTGCTTTGCGTGAAAAGCAGGAGGCAGAATGGAGAAAACGCAATGCGAGACTGCATGATGAAGCCGTGGCGCAGGTTGAGGAGCAGAAGCGCATTGCCGCTGAGAAAGCAGCCGAGCAAGAGGCAGTCGGCACTCATGCCGTGAACCCGAAGATTAAGGCAAAATGGGACGGATCAACGAAGGTTGAGGGCAATCCTAATGCTATCACCCTTGCAGATGGTTCTACTATCCGTGGCCACTACGTCCTCACTGAGGCAGGAGCAGCCACAGCCAGCCATGACGTGAATAATGCCTACGAGCCTACTGAAGGTTTCCCGGTTGACGAGAACGGCGAGAGCGTGAATGACCGCGACTACAAGCGTGATAGAGACGCGCAGCGCATTGTAAGGGATATGGCAGACAACTACGACAGCAGAGCTTTGCAGACACCAGTCATTGTCAGCAAGGACGGCGTTGTGCTTTCGGGCAACAACCGCACCATGTCTGGTGAGATTGCAGCAAAGAACGGCACTGACAAGGCGTATGTGGACCACTTGCGCGAGTTTGGAGCCATGTTCGGTTTCACTCCCGAGCAGATAGACGGTATGCAGCATCCGCGCGTTGTCTTCGTTCCTGATGAGGAACTGCCTTACGATGCAAGTACGTTTGCACGCTTCAACGCAGAACAGCAGAAGAAACAGAGCAAGCCGGAGCATGCCGTGAAGCTTGGCAAGATTGTTCCTGACAATGTGTTCACAAGCATCACCAATGACATCAGCCGCTTTGACCGCATGTCTGACTACTATGCCGACGACAAATCAGTAGCTTCTGCCATCAGTCAGTTGTTGGATGCAGGAGTTATTAACGAAATGCAGTTGCCGGAGCTTCGCACTGGCAATGCTTTGTCGGCAGCAGGTAAGGAACTTATCGAGAACACACTTATAGGCAAGGTCTTCCAGACTTCGCCCGATGCCGTGCGTCAGATTATCAGCACACCGACACTTCGTCAGTCTGTTGTTATGGGCTTGAACGAGATTGCCAACAACCGCACCCTCGCTAAGAGTGGCTATGACCTTAGCAAGGAATTGGCAGCAGCCGTTGACCTTGTGAGTCGTGCCAAGTCTGACTCGCCCGAGATCTATAAGGAAGGTATGCCGGTATCTCCTTACGGCAGACAGAAAGGGCTGTTTGACGACGAATACGGAGACAGTCGTGTAACCGATGGCGTTACATTGCTCCTTGCCGACCTGCTGAACAGCGGAAAGCCGAGCGACTTGCGCAAGGTTCTCTCTACATACAATAACGAAGCTGCATCACCTGCTGCAGGTCAGATAGACATGTTCAGCGGAGACGTGACCTCCAAGGAAGAAATTCTCAAAAACGTAAACGAATATTTCAGAAATGCTACACCAAAAGAACAACAAGCCCTCATCGACGCAGCCGTTGCAGAACGCAAACGGAGAGCAGAAGCCGCAGAGCCGGCTGGAGGAGACGAGGCAAGCGAACAAGCTACGGTTGTTGCTGGGAGCGATGCAGAGCCTCAACAGCCAGTCGTAGCCAGTGAAGAACCAGTTAAGGGTAACGAAGCCGATGCAGACGCATTAGCGAAGGAAGCCGAAGAAAAACTGAGCGAGCGCATCACCTACACAGAAGACGAGTGGACGGAACCAAGCGAATATGGAGAAATTTACAAGCACCGTATGTTCGTTGATGGCAAGGAAGTTATCAAGGTTGACGCTCCTGACAAGAGCAAGAATTATCACGGAACCTATTATGAGATTGACGGCAAACAGTTTGGCGACCTCTACGAAGTAGCCAACTATATTGACGGCAATGAGAAGCCGTTGTCTGCCAAGATTGAAGCAGCCTCAGCCGAAGTGAACACCGACCCAACCGAGGCACAGAAGGAAGCCGGCAACTATAAGAAGGGGCATGTGCAAGTTGGTACGTTCGACATCACCATTGAGCAGCCGCAGGGCAGCGTGCGTAAGGGCACCGATGCTGACGGCAAGCAGTGGGAAAGCAAGATGAACAACACTTACGGCTACATTCGTGGCGCAGTGGGTGTTGACGGAGACCACATTGACGTGTTCCTCTCCAATGATATTGACGGTTGGAACGGACGCAAGGTGTTCGTTGTTGACCAGTACAACCCCGACGGCAGCTTTGACGAGCATAAGGTCATGCTTGGTTTCAACGATGCTGACGAGGCTAAGGAAGACTACCTTGCCAATTACGAGCAGGGCTGGGAGAATGGCCGCAGAATTGACATTACCGGCGTGAACCTCGAAGACTTCGAGAAGTGGATAGAGTCGAGCAAACGTAAGACTAAGCCTTTTGGCGAGTACTCGTCGGTGAAGAAGGATGTTGTGGAAATCAATGCACCGGAAGCTGGCTATTCCATCACTCCTTCAACCTACACCAACAAAAAGGGCAAGACGAGCAATGTTTCTCTCCTTACCTTTGACCATGACTTGACAGCCGACCAAGAGCGTGCCGTCAAGGAGTTTGCCAAGGAACGGACAGGTGAGGGACGCTTTGCCCCTGCACGCGGATGGAAAGACCGTGAGAGTGGTGGTTGGATGTTCCGTAGCGAAGAGGACGCACGCAAGGCCGCTGAAATGGTTGATAATGAGGAAGCCGTTGCAGACAACCAGCCAATGACAGCGCAGGAACTTCGCGATGCCGTGGAGCCGAAGAAGCCAACGACAAGTAAGAAGACCGCAAGCAAGAAACCTGCAAACCGCGTAGAGAGCGTGCCAACAGAAGAACCAATAGAGCCGGAGAAGCCTAAGTATGAGGTCAGTGACGAGGAAATGAACGGATTGATGAATGACATTCGTGATATTCTCGGTATTGGTGACGACGAGGGCGATGCCGGGTTTAAGTTCCGTGATCCGGACGAACTGACTGCAGAGCAGCGTCAGAAGCTCATGTCAGTCGGTCAACGTCTGGCCATGGCTATGGTTGAGCGTGGCAATGAGTCGTTTGGCAACTATGCTTCCATGATGGTTAAGGCATTGGGCGACAAGGTACGCCCTTGGTTAAAGGCTTTCTATGGAGGACTGGAGTATGTCCCCGGCTATGACAAATATGCCCTCACTCCATACGAAGAGGTGAAAGCCTTTGACGTGGAGAATTTCGACAAGCCTACCAAGGACGTAATGGCACAAGCCAACATGATAGTTGAGGAAGGCAAGGCACAAGTGGCCGCAGAAAAAGCAAACAATGAATTAAAGGCAACAAGAAATGAGCAACGAAAAGAAACCGAAAAGCAGACAGCAGCAAATACAGATGCTGTTGCAGCAGAAGCAAAGTCTGTTGCAAGCGAAGCAACGGCTCTCGCAGAAACTTCAAGCGACGAGCAAGCCCTCACCGGAGCAACAGAGCGAGTAGATGAAACCCTCAACAAGGTAAATGAGCAGCTTGCCCTGCTTGGCTACTATGAGGCTGACGAGGTAGAGAAGGACTACAACGAGGCATACGGCTACATGCGTAATGCTGAGAAGAAGGCCGTCAAGGATGCAGCCAACCTTGCAAGCCAGTTGATTTCTGATTTGAACCTTAGCCACTATGAGGCTTCTCACTCAAAGCTGACGGATAAGAAAGGCAATCGTAAGAAAAAGCCACTTGCAGTTTCCAACATTTCCCCTATTGGAGGTGATGTGTCTATACACCTGCCATTAGAAGAAGGACGCGAGCTGTATCTGACAATAGGCGTTGAGCCAAGAGCAGCCAAGGGTGTAGATGGCTTTGGAGGCAGCGACCTTGAAGTTACTCACATCATGTTCCGTGTTGACCATCCTGAAGGCACCGGCAATGACCGCTACGGTAGAAATGTATTCGTTGACAGCAATGTTACGTATTCTGACCTTCTGAAGCAGGTGCAGCGTGAAGCCTACAAATATCTTATAGGTAGTGGCGTGGCCAATGAAGGAGAGTATGCAGCAGGTGACAAGGTGCAGTATTCAACCGATGGTGGCCGCACATGGACTGATGCAGTTGTAGTGCAGCCTAACGATGAGGGCGGCATCCGCATTGACACCGGCCTTGCTCCTGTCATGTGGGTTAATGCTCACCCGGACCAGTTGCGCCATAAGCCAAGCGAGTCAGCCGAGCCGAAGCATGAAGCCGATGGCGACTTCTACGAAGACGGCATCAATGAGGACGCAGTTGCGGCATTGCCAGAAGACACTGCCATACAGCTTCATGTTGTTGATATTCTCAATCCGGGCATGACCGACCATTCGATGAAGTCGAAGATCGAGAGCCTCAACACGTTGCTCCCTAAAATTTCAGACAAGAAATTGTCGGAACTCGACAAAGAGTATGGCGACGACAAGGATATGGGCACCCATATCAAGGCAGAGGTGGCGAGACGTGAAAACGAGGGTATCTTCAAAAAAGCGGAGCGCATTGCCAAGGAAGCCAAGACGGAGCGCGAGAAAACGCCTGTAGATAATAATGGCTTCGGAATATACCAAAAAGCCTATGATGATTTTATAGACGGAATAGAACACAAGGGTATGCTTCCGAATGTCAAGGCTTTGAAGAATATGGTTACTAAAGCCAAACGCAGATTGGGTGTTCTTGAAAATGGTGCAGCTGTTGGTATTAAGAATGATGAAGATTTGAAACGTCATGAAAAGGCCGTACATGAACTCATAAACATGCGAGACGCATATCAAGCCATGCTTGATTATGTAAACAAACGAATGAAAGCTTCAGAAGTGAAGACATCAAAAGTTAAACCAGAGCAGCCAGTAGGTGATTTGTTTGCCGGGTTGTTCGATGAACCAAATAATAATGAAACAGCAGACAGCAATAGCAGTAGCCCAAGCCAAACAGTGGCTGGAGCAGAACGCCCGGACACCGTGGGCATTGATGAAACTGGAACTGATGGAGCAGAACGCACCACAGCAGTTGCAGGAACTGACGGAGAGCGGTCAACTGATGCAAGCCGTGAAAACGGACGAGAAGCAGCTGACGGAGCAGTACATGGAACTGATGAGGTCGGGGGAATACAACCACCAGTCGGAAATCGGGGACGTGATGAGAGCGCAGCTGATGGAACAGTTTCCAACGGAGCCACAAATGAGCGTGGACGAGTTGCTGGACCGCGCACTGTTCAGACAGGAGAGATTGACGGAGGAGGAAAAGAACTTTCTTCGGGAGAACCTGCCAGCTCCACTGGCGAGGGAAGTAGACCTTCTGCCGTAAAGAAGCAGCGTACACCTGTGCGCAAGTTTACAAATAACTTCCATTATGGCACAGACGGCAATGAAGCCGACAACTACACGCCTGCGCAGCGTTTGGAGGGCAACGTGTCAGCCATTGAGGTAATAGCCAAACTCTTCAAAGAGGGACGTAAGGCCACTGATGAAGAAAAGCAGATACTTTCTCGTTTCCGTGGTTGGGGACAGATAGACCAGTTGAGCAAGTTCTATTCTGTCGACCAAATGCGTAGGGACACCTACGGCAATTCGCCATACCGCAGACTTGCAAATGCAATCGACACGCTTGACCCAGACGGCAAGAAAGGCGTGTTTGCAGGTATCAAGCGAGCTGCCCTATCGTCATACTATACCCCGACCAAGATTGCAAGTGCGATGAACTCTTTCCTTTCGCTTGCAGGTTTCAAAGGCGGCACTTTCCTCGATCCTTCAATGGGCAACGGCATCTTTGAGGGAACACTTCCCAAAGACATTCAAGAGCGCACAATGATAACTGGCGTTGAACTTGACTGGCTTTCGGGACAGATTTCACGCGCCCTTTATCCTGATGCTGATGTGCGCATTTGTGGCTTTGAGAAGTCTGAACTCACACCGAACTCGCAAGATGTGGTGACGAGTAACGTGCCATTTGGTGACATCGAAGTAAACGACCCGACATGGAAGAACGACAACAGTCCTATTAAGCGGTCGGCACAGAAGAGAATTCACAACTACTATGCTGTGAAGATGCTCGAACTTACACGCCCCGGCGGAATTGTTGCCATGATGACAAGTCCTGCCGTTATGGACACGCAGAGCAACCAGCATATCCGTAGATACATAGCCGAGCAGGGCGAGTTCCTCGGAGCTGTCAGACTGCCCGACAACACATTCCAAGGCACAGGCGCAATGGCCGACATCATCTATATCCGCAAGTGGAAGGATGAAGAGGACGCTCAGAAGACACGAGAGAACCCTGACTATGCGGCACGTGAGCAAGCATTTTTGTCTTCCGCTGAGACCACTGCACCCAACAAGCGCAATGGTGAGAAGCAAAAGGTGTCGCACAATGCCTACTATGCGAGCAACCGCAAGAACATGATTGGCGACGTAGTGGCAGGTAATCAATACAATGATAAGAGTTTCGGCTTACATAGCGAACTGACCACCGATCAGATAGCCAAGGAAGTTGAGAAAGCAGTAAAGCGTATTGTTGGTGACCGCAAGGGAATGCTCTTTGACACCACACGCACATCACGCGAGGTTAAACAAGCCGTTCGTGAGGAGTACAAGGGTGATGGTAACTGGGTAAGTACTGGCAACCTTGTCATTCAAGACGGCAAGGTCGGTGTGCTGACCGCTACCAAGAATGAGTATGGCGAGGTGACAAGGGTGTTTGAGGAGCAGCCACAGCTGGCTAAGCAGAAGAAGCGTATCATTGCCATGGGAGAGGTACGTACCGCCATGAAAGAACTCATTGCAGGGCAGATTGATGGACTTTCGGACACGAAGCTCAACATGCTACGTGCCAAGCTTAAACGAGCCTACGATGAGTTCGTCAGCAAATACGGCAAGTTGCAGGACACCGACAACGCTGTTGTCCTCAATGACATTGACGGCTATACACTGCAAGCACTTGAAGTATGGAAAGGCGGCAAGTTCCAAGGATTGTCCGACATCTTCACCAAGAACACCATCAAGCCAGCCCTCAAACTTGAAGATGCCAAGACACCGCAGGAAGCCATAACCACCTCGTTAGCAGAATATGGTGAAATACGTGGCGAGTATATCGAAAAGACGTTGGGCGCAGACTGGTTTGAGCAGTGTGGCGACCTTGTTTTCAAGGAGCCTAATGCCACAGACCGTTATGTAACACGCGATGAATACCTCAGTGGCGATGTAGTAGCCAAATTGGAGGAGGCAAAGACCGCAGCTGCAACAGACCCGACATTTGAACGCAATGTCAAGGAGTTGGAACAGGTGCAGCCAGCCACTATACCATTCGACGACATCACAATACACCTTGGTGCGCGATGGATACCGCAAGAAGTACTCAACGATTTTGTGAAAGAGACCCTTGGATTGCACGCATCGTCTTCACGCAACTATGAGTGGGTTGATGGTGAGCGTAGGGAAATCATCAAGAGTGGCGTAGTGTATGTCCCGGAAACAGACACCTTTGAAATCAATATCGAAGCAAAGGAACTCGGAGGACAGGCAGATGATTGGAAGACTGCCGACAAGAGTGTCAAGGAGATATTCCAGGCAGCCCTTGAAGACAAGGACTTCCGTATTGTGCGTAAGGACAAGGACGGCAACACATGGATTGACCAAGAGGCTACCGAACTTGCCAACAGCAAGGTGGCAGACCTCAGAGAGCATTTTGAGCAATGGTTGCCCGGTGATGATGCCCGAGTACAGACGATGGAGAGAGCCTATAATGACCGCTTCAACCGCATTGTGCTCCGCAAGTGGGATGGTTCACACCTCAACGTGCCCGGATTGATGGGCAAGGAACTCCGTCCGCATCAGAAAGATGCCGTATGGATGCTCATCAACAACCGAGGCGGTATTGTTGATCATATCGTAGGTGCAGGTAAAACACTTGTAATGCAGTCGGCTATTATGGAAATGCGCAGAATGGGCATAGCCAAGAAGCCTATGATTGTGGCGTTGAAATCAACCGTGCCGCAGATAGCACGCGAGTTCAAGGAGGCATATCCTACCGCACGTGTCCTCGCTCCGTCAGAAAAGGACTTCAGCACCGAGAACCGCAAGAAGTTCTTCGCCAAAATCTCGCTCAACGACTATGACTGTATCATCGTGAGTCATGAGCAGTATTGCAAGATACCGCACTCCGAGGAGGCAGAAAGTGATGTCGTGAACGAGCAGCTTGCACAGCTTGACGCCATGATAGAATACCTTTATGGCACTGGCGACAAGAGCCAGCTCACCAAGCGGCAGATAAAGTCGCTTGAAAAGCGCAGACAGAACCTGCACGCCAAGTTGGAGAAAAGGCTTGACCGCAGCACCGACCGCGAGTTTTGCTTTGAGAACATGGGCATAGACTATCTGTTTGTGGACGAATGCCACAAGTTCAAGTCTTTGCCTTATGTCACCAGCTACCAAAACGTGGCAGGACTTGGAGAAGCGTCAGGTTCAGACAAGGCAGTGGCCCTGCTGACAGGCATCCGCCACCTGCAGAAGATGCACCAAGGCGACAAGGGAACAGTGTTCCTTTCAGGAACGACCATCACTAACTCTCTTGTTGAGATATACAACCTGCTCAACTATTTGCGTCCGCGCAAATTGGAGCAGTTGGGTATGCCGACCTTTGACGCATGGGCAAGCACCTTTGCCGTACATTCGTCGGAGTTAGAGGCAGGTGTTTCCAACGAGTTCAAGATGAAAGACCGTTTCCGCTATTTCGACAATGTTCCCGAATTGTCTCAGCTCTATGCGGAGATAGCCGATGTGCGCAATGACTATAACCTGCAACTGCCCAAGCCAAAGGTGGAGGGCAAGACGGTGATTGTTCCGCAGTCAGATGCCGTGGCAGAGATAAACCGCGAGGTCGTGAATATGCTTCAGACCAAGGACGGCAGCTATTTCGGCATCCATCCGAAAGACCCGAAGAAATTCCCTTGGGGACTTGTAGCATCTGGCATATCCGCAAAAGCAGCAGTCAGTCCGCGCCTTGTGTTCCCAGACATGGATGACAGCGTTGGCAAGATTTCCTATTGCTGCGACAACATCAAGAAGTCGTATGACGAGATGAAGGAGCAGAAAGGCGTGCAGCTTGTATTCTGTGAACTCGGTGTGCCAAGCAAGGATAAAAATGAATACGATGCCTACCACGACATTATCAACCGACTGACCAATGACTACGGCATACCGCGTGAGGAGATAGCCTACATACAGCAGGTAAAGAAAGATACCGATAAGGAGGCTTTGTTCCAAAAGGTGCGTGACGGCAAGGTGCGTATCCTCATTGGCGGTACGCAGAATATGGGTACTGGCGTGAACGTACAGACACGCATTACAGACCTGCACATGCTGACCGTGCCATGGCAACCTGCCGACTTGGAGCAGTGTATTGGCCGTGGTAGCAGACAGGGCAATGTTGTGGCTCACGATTTCCTCAATAATAAGGTACGTGTACACTACTATGCTACTGAGGGAAGTCTTGACTTATACAAGTATCAATTGCTTGACGCGAAGGGCAAGATGTTCACACAGTTCAAGATGGGAACCATATCTGGCGAGCGCAGCTTTGATGAGGGCGATGCTGACGAAAACGGCAATATAGACCCTGCACAGATGGTTGCTTTGCTTTCGGGCAATCCAATTATATTTGAGAAGTCAAAGCAAGACAAGCTGGTGAAGAAGTTGAAGTCACTTTACAACGGCTTCTTGCGTGACCAACAGCGCAAGAGACAGAACTACGAGACGGTGACGAAGAAGGTTGATAACCTGAAACGCCTTATCTCGTTAAGCGACAGTGATGTGCATGACCTGCAAAGAGAGGGCTTCAAGCCAGACGAAAAAGGCACATATCCCTCAAAGGTCAAGGTGTGCGTAGAAGGTTCTTATTATGGACAGGATTTTGACAAACCAAAGGAAGCTGGCCAGTATATCCTCGAACAACTGAAGAACAACAAGAAAGTGGTGCTTGCAGGGTTCGGTCAGCGTGCTGATGTCGTGTTTGTCACAGGCGACGACTTGCTATCTTCACACTACGAGGTGCAGATTGGAGGAAACAACGCATGGAGCATCCGTTATTCAAAGCGAATGCCCCAAGACCCGACACAGGCAGGCCTCGTATTCCGCAGTCTATTGGAGCAGATCATCCATAACAATGAGGTGTACCATCGCGAGTATGACACCAACAGCGAAATGTTGAAGACCATGCCTAAGGGTGATGCGCCATTCACCAAGCAGAAAGAACTCGATGAAGCCATTGCCAAGCAGAAAGAACTCGATGCCGAGTACAACAAGCTTGGACAATCGGAAGAAGACAAGACCAAGTTCCGTTTGCTTGATGAGGATGATCCGAAGGCAATGGAGCTGGAGTCTTTGCCGGAGAGTGAGTTGGTTCCTGTTTACCGTAATGTGCAAGCCTTTGAGGATGATGCACTGGGTTCACCTATGGCATTTACCGATGCTGAGACAGGCGAGCGCAGAACATTGGAAGGCAGACGTTGGAACTATTCTGCACCTCCAAAGGTGGAACTCACCGAGGAGCAGCAGCGCAAGTTGGACGAACTCAACAAGAATGGCTACATCATGGTTGACGGCAAAAAGAGTACAGAGTTGCAGATCAATGACGGTTTGAAATTCGTGAAGCCTAAGACCAAGGAGGCACAGTTACAGTACTTCCTGAAGAAGAACCCCGAAGACAAGGGCACGTGGGCAGCATACGACCCATACGACCATGCCATCGAAACACCTTTGAATACGCAGTTTGGCGAGGCATACAAGAGACCCAACCTTGTTGTGGTACGCAGCCTCATCCCGAAATCGGAGATAGACGAGCCGTTCCACGCAGACTATGCTCTGTTGCCTACCGGTGCCCATCAGTGGAACAATGGCCGCACGCTGTATCTTTCACGCTGGAGCAAGATAGACAAGGTGCTCACCCGTGAGGAGGAAGCGAAGCTCATTGACGAGTACTGGAAGAAGCATCCGGGAAAGCGTGAGGAGCTGAAGACCCACCGTGACTACAACCGCTTTGTGCCACAAGTGCGCAGAGAGTTGGAGAAGATGGGTTACCGCTTTGAACTTGACGGCAAGCAGTTGACACCGAAGGAGAGTCTTGCACTCGACAAGCAGAACTGGGATAGCCGCGATATTATCCCCGGACGCGAAGGACACACGCCATTCGTCAGCAACGAAGACATAGCACGCATCAATGCGAAGATGGCCGGCAAGTGGGTAGGCGAGCCGAAGGAAGCAATGGAAAGTGCGATGAGCGAGAGAGTGACCGAACTGTCCGAACGTCTGCATACTCCAGTGCACATCATCCGTACAGAGGAAGAAGTGGCTGCATTACCTTCCGTGCGCCAGCGCAGAATGAAGGGTAGCTTCAATCCTATGACCGGCGAGGTGACTATTGTTGTTCCCAACAATGCCAACATGGCAGACATAGAGAATACGTTTGTGCATGAGGTTGTGGGTCACGATGGTTTGCGCGTGCTGTTCCCTGATGAAGCTAAGCTGAACAATGCCCTTGATGAACTCTATCGTGTGTCTAAGGACGAGATACGCGGTACCATTGACCGCATGGCGCAGAAGATGTACGATGTTGAGGTGGACCGCATACGTGAGAAGAAACGCAAGGAGCATGTAGCCAATGGTGAGGATGCCAACGCTTCATACTATGCAGATATGGCAGCAGCACATGCCGAGGCCGGAAAGAAGCATGAGCAGTTCAAGCGTGATGCAACAGAGGAATATGGAGCTGACCTTGCCGGACGTATCGGTGAGAAAGGCTTCGAGAAGATGAGTGCCGAAGAACTTACGTTCTGGGGCAAACTGAAAGCCATGCTCCAAAAGGCTCTACAAAAATTGTTGGACGGATTGAAAATCCCCGGCAAGAGGAAGTGGGGTGATAAGGACTGGGCGTTTGTTCTGCATGAGGCATACAAGCGTAAGAAGAATGGTGGTAAGCCTACTGTGTTCGATGCTGCTGATACTGAGGTTATGCGCAGGAAGACAGGTTTCGGTGATACTAAGTTCAGTGATGGGTATAAAAAAAGTGCCCAACCCAATGAGGCAGCACTTAAGCACTTAGAGCCTATTGATGTTGAACACGCTGCAAAGGTACAGCAAAAACGCGAGAAAGCCAAAGAAGCACTTGAAAATGTTGCAAAAACATACAAGAATACAACTGATAGCAAGGGCTTTATATCGGACTTAAGCAATAGTCTTGGTCTGACAAGAGGCAGAACAGGAAGCGGTTATGGCTTATTTGAAACACCGGATGGCAAGATATTTACCATCAGAGTGAGCAATCATAATATCAATGCTGCAAATGTCGGTGATGAACCTGTCGAAAGCATTGTTATCAAGACAAAACGTAGTCCAAACAGATTTCATGCTGAAGAAGGAAAATTTGCTAATGAGTATGTTTACTTCAAGGAAGACATACGCAAGGCACCAACAGGGACATTAAGTTCCATTGCTGAAAGTATTTCTGAATTGCTTGACACTGGCGAGTATCGCGACAAAACCGGGCTTGCAAAGGACAATCATAGTCCAGAAACAGACCCAGATGGCGGCATTATGTTCCGCGACGGTGATATGGGACTTGAAGAAACCATCACTAAGATGAAGGTTGAGGCAAGCCAAGCCAACGCCGACAACTGGCAAGCCAAGCAGGATGCAATGAGAGCCATCGGTGGCAATCTTAACAAGTTGCGTCAGGCAATGGCACGTCAGAGAGCGTATGACCTATCAACTGTCAAGAGCATAACAGACCTTGCAAAGGTGTTGCTTGAAAACGGATTGCTCGATGATCTGAGTAAGTATGAGACAAAGCGCATCCTCTCAGCCGTGAACAATGTACATGGCAAGCAGGACGTAAGTGATTACGTTCAGAAGGTTATGGACATCATGGTTGAGAACCAGCTACGCATGGGAGCTAACCAGCTGGGCAAACTCCTTTCCATCCGTGGAAGCCGCGTTGACGCGCGAGGTATTGAGGTGCAAGGACAGCTTGACCCAGAAGGCCAGCGTATAGCGCAGGTGGTTAGGAAAGCCACTTCCTTACCAAAGGAGAACATAGAGGAGCGCATTGCCGATTGCACCAACCGTATGGGTAGTGACGACAATGCCGTAGCCGAGGAAGCAGCCATCGAGTACAGCGGCCTGTTGCTTGCCCATCAGTTTGTAGAGGACATTACCGAAAGCAAGGCTGAGGAAAAGGCTCTCCGCGAAAGCATTAAGGAAGCCAAGGCCGACTTGGATGCAGGAACGATGGAAGCCGATGCTTACCGTGAATACGTGGAGTCAACCAACGATGCCATCCGTCAGAATAAGATAGAGCGAGCCGAAGCCTACCGCAGTATAGTGGAGCAAGTAGGCGGTGTTCTTGGTGGCAGTGTTGAGCGAGCCAAGGCATGGCGTGAGGCAGAGAAGCAGCGCGTTGAGGCCATCCATCACAATGCCAACTCCGACATGACCGGCAGACCTAACGACGAGCATCACAAGGAAAGCAAGGCACAGAAGATAGCCAATAACAGTATAGTGCGCTTTGTTCTTGCACCTTTAGGCACGTTCGACCAGATGCTGAGAATGTTCGGAAAGAAAAGCGTGAACGGTGAGGGCTACTTGTGGAACCGCTATATGCGTGGATGGGTTGAGGCTACCGAAAAGGAGTACACCGGTTATCAAAACGCCTTGAAGACGCTCGACGAGAAGGTTAGCGAAGTATTCGACAAGAAGATGAAATGGGGCGACCTATTCTCTTTGGAGCGCAACCTTCCAAAAGCGACCGTTACCTTCTGGGACGGTGGCGAGCAGAAGGCACACGAGCTGACACAAGGAAACCTTCTGTATATCTACATGGTTGACAAGATGGCAGACGGCCGCATGAAGTTGCGCCGTATGGGTATCACCGAGGAAGATGTGGAGAACATAAAAGAATTTGTTGATCCTCGCTTCTTAGAACTTGCCGACTGGATGCAGGACGAGTTCCTTGTGGAAAAACGCAACGAGTACAACGAGGTGCATAAGCGCATGTTCGGTGCTTCAATGGCAGCAATTGAGAACTACTTCCCTTTGAAGATACTTGCCAATGCGAGAATTGAAGAAGTGGACGTAGCCGACGATACAACCGACACCGCATTGCCAGCAACCTCAACCGGTAGCATCATCAAGCGCAGACGCAACAATCTTGCCCTTGACGTGATGGGGGCAGACGCATTCAGCGTTATACTTGACCACATTCAGCAGATGGAACGTTGGGCATCCTTTGCAGAGTTCAACCGCGACTTGAACACCTTGCTGTCATACAAGCGTTTCCGCAATCAAGTTATGAACATGACGAGTGTTTATGGTGGTGGCAAGACTCTGTGGAAGAATTTCCGCAATGTGTGCAGTATGGCTGCAGGAGCCTATCGCCCACCAATCGCAGCCCTTGACAAGGCCGCAGTAAATGTGGCGAAGGGCGTAACGGCAGCCAAGGTTAGTTTCAGAGTGTTCACTGCATTAAAGCAGTTCCTCTCTATGCCAGCTTATCTTTCTGACAGCAGCCCTGTATATCTTGCAGGAAACATTGCCAATCCGATAAGAGCTTGGAAGTGGTCAATGGAAAACCTTCCACTCTTCGAGAAGCGTTGGAAGAGCCGCATGGCAGGAGACCCAAGACTGATGAAGAGTGAAATGGACTGGAAGATGTGGCAGAACCGCGCTGTTGAAATAGCCTCACGTATCGGTATGTCTCCTAATGCCTTTGTCGATGCACTGACAGTTGCCATAGGTGCACACTCTATGTATCAGACCAAGAAGAAGAAATATCTTCGTTACGGCTATGATGAAGAGACGGCAGAGAAGCGAGCCAAGCAAGACGCTACTATTCTGTTCAACCAAACGCAGCAGTCGAGCGAAAGCGCGTTCCTCTCTACGATGCAGACCGACCGTTCATGGTTGAGCGTTCTGTTCACTGTGTTCAGAAACTCTTCGATGTCGTACACACGTCAGCTGTATGATGCACTCCGTAACCTCAAACACCGTTTTGAACCCGGTTACAAAGGACTCACAGAGGAGTATCTTGCCAAGCAGATGCGCAGAGACGGCATAGACCCCGACAAGGCCGACCAGAACGCCAAGAGCGAGTATAGAAGAAGCCTGATGCGTGATATAGTCCGCGTAGGCGTGTTCGGCTATCTGTTGCAGTTTGCTTGGAACTTGGGAGCCTATCTGCCCTATCTCCTCTTAGGTGACGACAAGGACGAGAAGAGCGACATATGGCATGACATCTTCTGCCATACCATGTTCGGCAGTATAGAAGGCTTGACTGGAGGTGACGTGATGAGTGCTGTAGGTAATGGCTTTGCTAAAGGCGAAGGTTTGAACCTATTCTCCGCTTCAAAGGATATGCCTCTTAGTTCAGACTTGCAGAACATTGTAAACAAATGGAACAAAGACAAGGTTGCCGCCATGAACGACGTGACCAACTTGATGGTTCAGTCTGGTATAGGTGTCAATCCTCAATCGCTGACAGATGCAGTGGTTGCCATCATGGACTACTGTGGTGACGACGCAAACACCTCTCGCGAGTGCGCCCTGCTTATCACGCGCATCATCAACTGTCCACAAAGTCAGATCGACAAGATTTACTTTGACGAGCTTAACGCAACGGCAGCAGAGGCGCAAGGCATGACCCCAGCAGAGATAGCCGAGCGATATGCCCGATATAAGATGCACAGAGGCGCACCGTTGACCGGATGGGCGTACACTGATGAAGCTCGCGACTCCGTAATGACTGCCCAGCAGAACCGAGTGCTTACGAAAGCCAAGGAGAAGTTGAACAGCAGGATGGAGACTGAGGAAACCAAACAGTTGCTCAGTGATTACGATGCTGTTGCCAAGCAAGAGACCGCATTGTCGAAGATAAAGAAGACCGACCGTGCAGCATACCGCAAGGGAATGAAGCAGCTACGTCAGTCGAACGACATGCGCCAGCACATGCGCTTGAAACGATACAAGCATGACATGAATGAACTCACGTCGAAGTATCTACGCTGCAAGAGTGCAGAGGAACGAGACTCGATTGTCAGCACGATGTTCAGTACACGTGCGAAGATGCTTGAAGACATCGGCAGATTGAAGCAACAATAGTTAAACAACAAAGGACGGTGCAAGGAATTACCTTTGCATTCGCGAAGGCAGGCTGCACCTCGGCAATTGAAAGCGAGCTTTCATTGCTCTCGGTTTGCACTGCCTTTGCACGTCCCAAATTATAAAAATATGGCAAGAAGAAAATTACATAAGGCGAGTGCTGTCATGCCTCATGAAGGAATGGACAGCGTAGCTACAGCCAAGCACACGTTGGGCGGTAACCGTGCATTTGAGGTATTGTGGCAAGCCCAGCAGTATTGGCTTGCTATGGATACGTTCCGCAGAGACCGTGAACGTAACAAGAACTACACCTACGGACGGCAGTGGGATGACTACGTTTGTGTGAATGGTCGAAAAATACGCGAAGAGGAACTCATCAAGAAGCAAGGTAATGTACCCTTGAAGAACAACCTCATTCGTCGTATGGTACAAGCTGTACTTGGTATATACCGCAGTCAAGCCAAGGAACCCACTTGTACGGCACGAGACCGCGACGAGCAGCGTTATGGCGAGACGATGAGTACCGTGTTGCAATGCAACATGCAGCTGAACCGCATGACAGAAATAAACGCACGATGTATGGAGGAGTTCCTTATATCGGGCTTTGTCGTGCAGCGTAAGTGGTATGGCTGGCGAGAAAACAAGCTGGACTGTTGGACCGACTATGTACAGCCCAACAACTTCTTCATCGATAACAACATGAGGGATTTTCGAGGTTGGGATTGCAGTTGTGTGGGCGAGGTGCATGACATATCGTTTGAGGAACTGTGCGGACGCTTTGCTAAGGATGGAAACGATTACAACCGTCTTGCCGAGATATACAAGTTTGCCAAAGACAAATCGTATCTCAGTGCTACGTTTAATCATTTTGGCCATCCTTTGCAGGGCAACTTTGACTTTTTTGTTCCGTATGATGTGACGCGTTGTCGTGTAATAGAAGTGTGGAGGAAAGAAAGCAAGCCACGTGTCCGCTGCCATGACGTAAACAACGGCGATGTGTTCAAGATAGACATTGAGGATTTCCAAGCCCTTGTAACAGACGAAAACAACAAGCGTTTACAAGAGGCCCGTGAGCTTGGTATGGACGAGAGCGATGTGCCGCTTATCCGTTGGGAGTGGTTTATGGATAGCTACTGGTATTATTACATGCTCACTCCGTTTGGTGATATTCTGGAAGAAGGCGAAACCCCATACGAGCACAAGAGCCATCCGTATGTGTTCAAAGCATATCCGTTCATTGACGGTGAGATACATAGCTTTGTCAGCAATGTAATAGACCAGCAACGATACACAAACCGTTTGATTACGATGTACGACTGGATTATGCGAGCTTCGGCAAAAGGTGTGTTGCTGTTCCCGGAAGACTGCTTACCGAAGGGAATGTCAATGGACGACGTTGCCGACGAATGGGCACGCTTCAACGGCATCATCATGATCAGGACACCGAAGGCCGGAACGCCATTGCCTCAGCAGATAGCCAACAACTGCACACAGATAGGTATCTCAGAGTTGCTGAGCATGCAGTTGAAGTTCTTCGAAGACATATCCGGCGTTAACGGCGCATTGCAAGGCAAGCCCGGTTATTCTGGTATGTCGGCCAGTCTGTACAATCAACAGGCACAGAACGCCTCAACGTCTCTGCTTGACTTGCTCGACACGTTCTCTTCTTTCGTAAAAGAAGGAGCGTATAAGGACGTGAAGAACATTCAGCAGTTTTACGACACGCCACGTGTATTCAACATTGCAGGAAAGAACTCTACCATTGTGGAGTACGACCCGAAGAAGATACGCGACGTAGAGTTTGACCTTTCGATTGTGGAGAGCACAGCAACCCCAGCATACCGCGCTCTAACCAACGACATGCTTATGCAGTTGTGGGAAAAGAACGCCATCAGCGTGGAGCAGCTGTTGGAACACGGCGACTTTCCATTTGCCGACGAGTTGCTGCAGAGCATCAAGTCACAAAGGGAACAGCTGGAACAAGGCAAGGTGCCGGACGGCATTTCTCCGGAACTTGCGCAGCAGGTTCAGCAAAACGCAAACGCATCTGCCATGCAACAGGCACAGCAGATGTTACAAGCGTCTTAATAAAACTATCAGATGGAAGCCTCGGAAACGGGGCTTCTGTCTTTTCTAAGTGTACGGTTAACAATAGGAACCCATTCAGGCATATCCATTTCCCGGAAGCAGATATGCAGACCGATGGCACGCGTCATGAGCAAGTCGTCATGCTTGCCTGTAATAGCACCATACGCGCCGTTCTGTTTTCGCTCATAGGTGTTGTATTCATCCAGACAGCGTTTGTCGCGCTCGATATATAGCCGGTCGCGTACCACCTTGATGAGGGTAGAGATAATCATCGGCTTTGTTGACACATTGGTATGGAAGCCATATTTACGCGGTGCGCCCTCCCTTATTTCATCCTCCGACTGCTTGCGTGCATACAAGTTCGGGTAGATGTCTGAAATCTGATTGAGTATATATTGCGACTGGTCGCCACCTTCCACCTGACGCTCCTTGTCGTGAGTCTCCAACGTGTTAGACTCAATGACCAGAAGAGAATTGTCGTAGAACGCCGCTATCTGTGCTGCACGCCAAGCGAGTTGGTCTATGTCGCAATGTCCGTACCACTGAGCCACCACAGACGGCGGCTCGCTACCATCAATCATACTAAGCCTGTCGAATACCACGATAACAGACCAGTCAGCTTTATTGGAACGTCCACCCACATCGACAACGGTAAGATAACGGTTGACAACTTCGTAGCCTTCGAATGTTTCCGGCATTGCCCATATAGAAAGCAATCCTTGCCTGTCTGCACGGAAACGGAGATTGGAAAGTGCATCCTCTCCTTCGTCTCCATCAGCATATACCTCACCGATATACTGAGGCTGCTTGCAGAACCGCTCGAACTTCTTGACACGGTATTTGTCGAACACCATAGAACCAGAATGAACGAAAGCCTCCACATCATCAGAAGGGAACTCGGAAGCCATTACAGCAAAGTCGTCCTTACCTGCACGCTCCTCTATGTACCAGTTGATAGCCTCCAGTGTAGCCCCTTTCTCCCATAACGACCAAAGGTAGCGTCCGGACTCCTCACGATTTGACGGCACATAGGCATTCTCTCTATTTTCGTACAGCCATTGTGCAAATTCACGCATTTCGTCAGCCGAAGCAAACTGCTTGGAATACTGCTCAATCTGAAACCACGATATAAAAAGAGCTTCATATTGTGATTTGATTGTAGGATCTGCAGCAGCCGTATATTCTGTGTGGAAGAAGTTTCCTGTTCCATTCGGTGTACTCTCCATTACGATCATCGTGAATGGTTCCAAAAGAATACCGGAACATGCCGAACGCACGATGTCCTGCGGTGACTTACCTTCTGTCTTTTGCCACAAGCCGACCTCTGACAAATGCACAAGAGAATAGGCACCGCCACGGCATCCATTAGGACGCTCAGCAGTGCCAACCTTAATCTTGCAATTGCGTTGTGGTACGCGATGAGTGGAGCCAGACTTACCTACACCAACCAACTTCGGCTCGTTCTCGGAATATGCCTCACCCAGTTTGTGCAGGAACTCTACCGGGTATCTGTCAATCATGAGGTCGAACATATCCTTGATTTCGTCAGAAGCCGCCCCTTGATGTGCAATGATAAGTGAATTTAGTCCCTTTCGATGGTTGAACTGGAGCCATGCCATGTAGAGCTGTGTTGTAGTAGAACCACCCCACTGTCGAGCCTTCAACAATATTAGTCGTATAGGGAGACGAGCTTTTCTCTTCGCCTCAAAACGAGACACCAAAATACGCTGCGGATAGTAAAGCCGAAACAAAACGTCCTTACCAGCCTTCTTGTTGTGGATATAGACGAGCGTAGCCGCCCAGAAAGGAAAGTCGTGTTTGAAGCGTAGCCTTATGAGCTTACGCGAGACCTTGATGTAATCATCATCGTTTGGCTCAACATGGAGAACAGACGAAAGAAACTTGTCGATAGACCCAGCCTTGACAAGTTTCTTCACCATTTGTATTTTCATCATCTCTACAGGGAGCCATTGGACGGGTATGGCAAAGTCAGAGATACACACTCGCACACGTTCCCCTATGGACCCTTCACCCGTGACCGGGTCGAAGTGAGCGAACATCACCTCATTTCGCCGGTCGTTTTCAGCGAGTAAGCGTGCAATCTCTGTATCTATCACATTGGTTGTCATACCATCCATTCTTTATTCGGTAAATAAATTCGCCCACTGTACGAGGCGTGAGATAGAATTTCGGTGCAGGTTGATTTACTATTTTCGTCACAAGTTCGTACACCGATTTGTCGGGCTGTTTCTCACGTAGTATAACGAACCTTCGGTAAATCTCCTCAAACATTTCACGCTTGTTGCTCCTCATCCTTGGCATCGGTTTTCCAGCTGCCATTGCTGAAATGACAATAGCAGCCCTCTCCTCGCTCACCCAAAAGCGAGAAGCCGGAGACTGAGCGACAAGTTCGAAGATGACCGGCATCACGATGATGGATGCCTCTGCGAGTTTCTCCCGATATGCCCTCATGAGGTCGTTATTACGTTCGCGTGTAAATTCAAGAATGCTGCCAAAGTATTTCATAAAAGTGCCCGATTGTTTCCTCAAAGTTACAGAAACGAGGTCACAAAAGTTAAAAGTCAGTCCACATCTTATATAGGTATTTTTGCAAATGAATATGACACATTCTAAAGATTTTGAAGATAATGGCTGATAACAACGGAGTTAAGAGCAGACGCGACCAACAGTTGGAACGGCTGCGAAAGAAATATCCCGACAAGAAGTTCGAGGATGATGAGGAGATTTACGGTCAGATTTACGACGATTACGACCAATACGAGCAGGACCTTAGCGGCTACAAGGACAGGGAAAAGGCCATGTCCGACATGTTTGCCGCTGACCCGAGAAGTGCACAGTTCCTTGCTGATATGCACAATGGTAACGACCCCTACGTAGGGCTTGTAAAAAACTTCGGCATAGAAATACAGGACGTACTTGACGATCCTGAAATGCAGGAGAAGATAGCCGAGGCCAACAAGGACTATGTGGAGCGTGTAGCCAAGTCAAGACAGCTTGACGAGGAATATGAGAAGAACATGGACGCAAGTCTTGAAACCCTTCGTCAATTCCAAGAAGAGCGTGGCATGAGCGACGAACAGATTGACGCTGTAGTTGATGCCGTTTTGACCGTGGTTCGTGACGGTGTAATGGGCAAGTTCTCGAAAGAGACTCTTGCAATATTCGTGAATGCCATCAACCATGACAGAGATGTAGCCTCAGCAAGTGAAGAGGGACGTGTTGCCGGACGCAATGACAAGATTGTTGAAGGCTTGCGCAAGCGAGACAAAGGCGACGGCACATCACCACTGAACGGCAAGAATGGCGGTGCGCCAAAGAACAAGAGAAACATGGACATCTTTGACTTTGCAAATGCTGCAAAATAATACGTCATGAGCATTAGTGTAGAATTTCCAAATACAAAGCCACGTGAACCCTCACAAGGAAGTGCAGGATTGCGAACACATATCGGTGGTGCCTGTACCACTGTAAGTGCGTTAATGGAAGCAAGCAAAGCTATACATAACGAAGGCTTTGTGAAGAAAAGCATTGTCAAGATACCGGCAAAAACGAAACATAACAATAACAAATAAAAACAAATTAAAATGAGCGTAGAAGTAACAACAACCCAGCAACAGAACTCTGGCAGTGCAAACACGCCAGATAGTCCTGAACTTACTCCAAGTGCTGGTTCCGCTGGTCTTCAGACACAGTTAGGTGGTGCGCCTACTACCGTCAGTGGAGTAGAGAACGCATCAGGAGGTATGGGCGAGCTTGTAATGCCCGAAGTTGACAAACGAATTTTCATGTTTGAACGTGATCAGAACTCTTTGATGCAGCTTATGCTGATGGCAAAGTCCGTGAACGTTCATAGCATGGAAGTGAAACACTATGCAATTGACCAAGGCACACCAATCGTTACGGTTGCATCTGTTAATGGCAATACTATCACGTTGGTAAATGCCGACCAGAAGAAAGTTCGAGCATACGACACTCTTATGGTCAAGGGAGTCAAAGGCTACGACTTTATCAGTGGTACCAATGTCAAGAGCCGTCGTCCCCTCCAGCTCTTTGTAAAGAGCGTGAACAACGACGACACAATCACCTGTATTGCAACCAACGGTGTTAAGCAGGCTGCGACAGACCAGTATGGCAGTCTTCCAACAGCAACCTCTCCAACAGCAACCTCTCCAACAGCAAGCAATACCAATATCATAACAGCAGGTACGAAGTTAGTACGTATGGCTAATGCCATGTATGAGACTCAGAAGTGGGTTGACCCCAATACTGTCATTCCTTCTCCAGACGACTTGTACTTGCAGAAGCGAGGTATGACAAGCATCGTATCAAAGTATCTTGCCGACCAGAACATGGAGATACCTTACGATGAGGCTGTCAAGGCAGAGGCTCAGTTGCGTGAGTTCAAGGCTGCCGGCAACCGTACGCTTCTTATTTCTCAGCAGAGCAAGATGCTTGTACGTTCAAGAATGGGTGACGACCAGTGGGACTATACAACCAATGGTGTTCGTTGGCAGGTGAAGCGTGAGGTGAAGCATCGTGGCAAGTGGACATTTGAGGATGTAATGTCTCTCCTCAAGCTATACTACGGTGGTGCAGACAAGCCTAAGTCCGGTCTCTTCCTCGTTGGTGACAATCTTGGTCAGAACTTGCAGCTCATTGATTGGAGCAAGCACCCAGAGGTTACGATTGAGCCTTTCACCAATGAGAGACTTGGTTGGAAGGTGACACGTCTGTACTGCATCTTCGGTGAGCTTCAGATTAAGATTGAGCCTACGTTCAATGATTGCGGCTACAAGAACAGCGGTATCATTGTGGGCGAAGACCGTTTGGTACACTATGTACGTCGTGGCGAGAGCAGCTACACAGAGGACGTTGAAGGTGAGGAGGCTACACGCAATGGCGTTCTCGTCAGTGACGCTCTTGGCTTGAAGGGCAACTGTCACATCTGGGTTGATGGTGACGATGATGATGACGACACCGCTCCTGCAGCAGACGAGTTCCGCTTGTGGAGTAGTGACACTGCTCCAACCGAAGCTGATCTCGAAGATGGCGTAATTTACGTTTTCGCTTACGGCATGAACATCAAGTCAGGCACAGCAACTATTACTGTGAGTGCAGGAGACGCATTCAAGTACAATGCGACAGGCGAGAACGAGAAGAAGTGGGTTCGTTTCTACGGCCCTATTTCAGCTGAGTAACTTTTTAGTCAACGCTAATTATGGGGGTGGATGCGCTTTAAGTCAATCCGTCCCCATTTTTAATAAAAAATATAACATGGAAATTAAAACATACGGAGTATATGGTCTAACGGAATGGCACGGTAAAGTTAAGGCCGGCACCATTGAGGCGAACTTATCGTTCGTTGGTGGCACGTCTTCTCCAACTGGTTCGCAACCTGCATACATGGTGACCAAAGACCCAATTACACAGTTTGTAATTGAGAACTCAAAGGAATACAATAGTGGTTTTATCCGTCTCGTAATGCGTCAAGTACTGCCCGGTACTCACATGCGAATTGCTACCCACAAGTCTATTCCTGACAGTGACGAACAGGTGAATGAGCATTTGTCTGAAGAAATAAAGACTGAAACAGCGAAGCCGACTGTGGAAGCAGAAACGCATACACCAGAGACAGGCATCGAGCCTATAGAGGACGAACGTGGTCTTACAGAAGTTGAGTTCAGTACCAACCAAGAAGCCAAGGACTATCTTACAAAGACGTTTGGTGTGAAGAGTGGTACGATGAGAACTCGTGCAGAAATTATAGCTGTAGGTGAAACCCATGGCGTTAAAATCATTTTTGTAACCGAGTAATCACAGCGACGGTATGGTGTACAAAATCGAAGTCGTGGAGCGTGACGTGCGCATTGCCATTGACGAGAACAAGACAAGCGAGCAGCTCATCAGCGATGAGGACATTGACACCTTATCGTTGAATGACATCATCCGCTCAAAGATAGTGGAAGCCGTTCGGCGTGTAGAGTCGTCCGCTCCCGTTCACTACTTGGAAGAAGGTCACGTGTTTGGCGATGCCATCTACTGGGAGGAGAACGGAAGCGGTTGGACTCTGCTGCCCGATGATTTCATGCGCCTTGTAGCCTTTCGCATGAGCGACTGGGAACGCACCTGCTATGTGGCCATATCAGCAGACGACCCATTGTATGACCTGCAATCGTCAAGATACAAGGGTATTCGCGGCAATGTTCAGAAGCCGGTGTGTGCCGTAGTGAACCGTGCCGAGGGCAAGGTGTTGGAGTTCTACAGTTGCAACAGTGAGGAAGCCTACGTGAAACGTGCCTCATACATTCCTTATCCGAGCATAGACGAGGAGGACGGCATAGACATCAGCGAGCGTTGTTACACAGCCGTGGTCTATACTACGGCTGCATTAGTATTAACCGCCTATGGTGCGAGCGAGCAAGCAGCCGCAATGAACACCTTGGCAAAAAGCATTTTTGAATAATGAGTTCAATACCAACAAAACAGATAGATGGTGATGTTGCGGTTGGTCGTGACGTTAACATCGGCGGCAAGGCCACCATACGCGGTTCGGCAAAGGTCGGCCACAATCTGACCGTTGACGGCTGGCTTGAAGCCAAGAACATAAAAGGCCCGAACAAAGGCCTGTTCAAAACGGCGGCACAGCTACGCGAGGCTTACCCTAATCCTCATGAAGGATGGTGGGCGTTGGTGACCGTAGAAGGCAGTGCAGCGTCAGATCATCTTGGCCAGCTCTATGTAGCTGACGGTGGTACATGGGTAGCGCAAGTTGACAGCAACGGTAATCCGCTGCTGAAGGGTAATCCTACGGTTGATAGCACCGAGTACATGGAAGCCGTGGAGGGAATGACAGCCGACCTCGAAGCCGTGAAGGTGGACGTTAACCAGAACAAGGAAGACGTGCGCAGCCTGCGTTCTACACAGACCACGCAAGGCGAGAGCATCAACACCCTCAACACAAAGATGGGCACAGCTCAGAGCGACATCAACACACTGAAGAAGACTGTAAGCGACAACAAGACCGAACTTGCGAGCAGCATCAGCGGTGTGCAGAAAGACCTCACATCATTCAAGAACACCAAAGGACAGCCCAACGGACTTGCGCCGTTGGACGAACAGAACCAGATACCTTCGCAGTATCTTCCCGACTATGTGGACGATGTGCTGGAGTTTGGCGGCATTGTATCGGGCATTACCGCACAATTCCTGTCAGTCAGCAAATCATCAACGGACGAGAATTGTGCCGTGGTGTACAACAAGACCACTGAAACATTCGTCTTACGCTACACCCAACCCTCAGAGTCAGAGTTTGACCTGCCTCCGACCATCACCTATTATAACAACTGGCTGGACGGAGACCATTACGGCAAGAGTACTTTGAAAGGCCGTGTGCCACATAGCGGCAAGATTTACATAGACGTTACAGCCAACAAGACTTATCATTGGAGAGGCAGCACGCTTGTTGCAATAGGTTCGGACTTGGCATTGGGACATACCAGCGGCACTGCATATCCCGGCGACGAGGGTGCACAGCTGGATAAAGATTTGCAGACGGCAAACAAACGCTTAGTAGGTGTAAACATTTTGCCATTTGATGGTGTGTGGGACGGTACTGGCAAGGCACCGAGCCGTGGCTTGTGGTATGCTCCAAGTTTAGACTACGATGGAGAGTGGTGTTTCCGCGGGTTCGGAGGTGTTAGTACAGAGAGTTATGGCTATTCCGAGGAAGAGTACAATTCAGACAGCGTAGGACGTACAGACCATATTTATTGTTGTGAAGACCAGTTGTTCCATATCGTCGATAAGCAGATGCAGAAGATTGGTGGTAGCGGTAGCTCTGCCAGCATATACAACCCGACAGTAGAGCAGGGAGGACACTACTATGTGTTGTGTGATACCGACGACACCGCCAATTCAGCAGTACATGCAGCGAAGGAAAATGGCAAGGCTGCAGTAGGCCTGATGATAACCTTTGCATTGAAGAAAGGCACTTGGAAGACTTACCAGTATACCGGAGCCAATACGGAAGATAATAACTGGTACGACACAGAGAACTGGAAAGACTTCGGTTCGATGGTGCAAGGTTCAGAGTCGATGATAGACATTGACATCATAGCCCCTCTACCTACAGGCTTCTACACCCTTGGCACTGCACTTGCAGCTCTGAAAACCTATCAAGAGACAACAAGTGTGAACTATCAGAAGCGTGGTTTGGTGATAAGCTATACGACGGAAGCCAATAAGGTAGAGACCAAACAGTATCAGGGCGACTCCATTGCGGACTTCTACGAGGCCGGGCTTTGGCAGGACTTCGGCGGTGGCAGTAAACTTGTGGCGAGCGACACGATGGAAGCTGGCGGTACAGACGCTTTCTCTACAGGAGGAGCGTATAAGGTTGTGCCAACGGAGATAGAGGCTACAGAGGAAGAAGGCAGCGTATCACTGAAGCTAAAAAACAAGGCTGGCGACACCCTGTCTGAAGCCCAGTTCAGTGTGGGCACCGGTACTGGAGGTGGCGGTGGAACTACACTTGCCATCAACTTTGAAAACGACCCCTTCTATGTCCGTGCAGGAGGCACAGCCATACTGAAAGCCGCCATCCGCAGTGTGACCCAGCTATCCGATGGATCATCGCAGGACAACAAGATACAGAGTGTGGTGTTTATCAATCGCACGACCAAGACCACTGTAGCCTCATTCAAGCCCAATCAGGCAAGCAGTTCCTCGTTGAAGTCGTACACCTTCGAGTTTGACCTAAGCACCATTGCGGCCAGTGCTGGCAGCGTAGAGCTGCAAGCCGTAGCCACCGATGCCACCGGCAAGACAGCCACGAGAAACGTGGAAATGATTGCCGTTGATGTGACCGTAGAGAGCAGCCAGACACTGAGCTATACGAAGAGCACCACATTGCAGGTTGGCGGTCAGAAGGTAAGCATCCCTATGTATCGTTTCCCAAACAATGCCTCAGACAAGGGTATCCAGACGAAGATAGAGATATTCCGCAACGGTGTGTGGGAAACATTAGAGAATGTATTGGTTAAGGACACCTATACCCATAATGTGACCATCGACCCACAAGGCATGGGACACGGCGCATATCCTCTTCGCATACAAGGGCATGACGTAGCATCAGGACTGCAAGGTAACACGCTGCATACCGCAGTCATGGTGATAGAGCAGCGTGAGAGCGTGAGCGACTACACGAAGCCTATCATTGTGGCACGATGGTATGACGACAGCGATGGCAAGACAAAGCTTTTCAAGACCGTCAGTTTTGACATCGCCTGTTATCAGCGAGACAACGCCAACCCGAATGTAGAGGTGAAGGTGAAGAACGAGACCACTGACGAGACAGAAACGATTGCCAACAAGGTTATGAACCGCAGCAGTTACTACACGATAGAGAAACGCATTGTTGGTTATAACGACGGTGACACATTGATCTTCGACGCAACATGTGGCGAGGTATGTCTGGCGGAGCAACTAAAAGTTGTCATTGACGGCAGCATGCTTGCCATCAGCGAGACCGAGGGCGCATACTACAAATTGAACTTTGCCGGCAGAAGTAACGACGACATCGACAAGAGCATCAAGGCCACCTGTGCTGACGGCAGCATTGTGGAAGTGAAGGTAAACGGCAGTAACTGGTCGAGCAACGGTTTTGTTGCCGACAACTTCGGTACGGAGAAAGCAGACGGCAGAATGGCACTACGTGTAGCCGAGAACGTGACGGCAACATGCAGCGACACACCATTGGCAAGCAAGGACATACCCACCAACGGTATGGCACTAAGCTTTACATTCAAGGTTAAGAACATTGCCAAACGTAATGCAAAGATTGTGTGGTGTATGGGCGAGCGATTGGGTTTTGTGCTTACCGGAGAGAAATTCATCGTGACCACCGCCGGAGACAGCGACGAAGCCCTGAAAGACGTACAGACCACCGCCGCCACCTCCTACCTTGACGACACCGTATATCGTATAGACATCGTAATAGAGCCACAATCCAGAGCCCCATATAGCGGTGTGATGCTGTGTAAGGTGTTTCAGAACGGTGATGCAGCAGCGTGTGTTCCCATCAGTACTGTAAGTGGCTTCCCCAACATTGCGGACATGATACACTTCGACGGAACAGATGCCGACCTCTACTTGTATGAGGTGGTACGCTGGAACACCTACTATGACTTCATCCAAGCATTCAACAACTACATCGTGAACCTAACAGATACGACTGCCATGCTGACCGAGTATGAGCAGAACCAAGTGATGAGCGATGTTACAGCCGAGGGAACGACGAAACCACGCCCCGATATGAAAAAGTTGTTAGACCGCGGTATCATGGTCGTGGCAATGACGCGCACTTCGGACAAGAACCTTAGCAAAGACGGTGGCGCGGTAACGGACAGCGAGATATATTATCCTGACTACATCGAAGGTTTGAAGGATAAGAAGACGTCTGTTCTGATGGACTGGTATATTTATTTCCCCGATCGTCCATGGGCAAACTGCATTATTGAAGCAGTTCCGACTACCAACCAAGGAACCTCTACGCTTGCCTACGCTGTCAAGAACAAGAAGGGCAAGTTCAAGAAGGCGAAGAGGATCAGAATGCTCTACACAAGAGAGCAGATCAGCGAGATGTACAATGGTGATGAGACTATTCTTGCCAAGTATGACGATGCAGCAGCCCTTGCGAAGAAGAAGAAAATCCGCATAAAGGAAGGAAGTACACCTATACAGACAATCACCATCAAGGTTGACTACAGCGACTCTGCCGGTGCCAACAACTGTGCCCTGATGGAGCTTATGAACGACACGCAGATAGCCCTTGGTAGTGACTACATGACCCCTGCCCAGCGATACAACAGCGACAATGGCGAAGAGCTGCATACGAGCATTGACGGTGTGACGTGTGCCCTCTTCCGTACCGACTACCGCATAGGTCAAGACAAGGGAACAGAGGCCGCTACACTTCCTGAGAACGCCTACTTCCACTCGAAGGCAAACTTCAATGCCGACAAGGGCAATCCCCACTTCTTCGGTTTTGAGGACGTTAAGGGATATAATTACGGTTGCGTGAACTATGGCGACTTCAAGGAAATGGTAGCTCCGAGAGATGCGTCCATTGACACCTACAAGGCCTGTGTACTCTCAGACACAAGCTCATTGATACCGGGTACGCTGTATATGCTGAGTGAGTTCTGTGGCCCGGAAACACGCTTCATTGAGAACGATGGAACCGGAACCATGACAGAGATAGGTGAGGTGGCCGTTGAAGACAGTCATGTGCTTGACAAAACACTCTCCGAGGTACAGGCAGACGATGTCAAAAACTACGACTGGGGAACAGCCTACAAGACATCAGACGGCAAGTATGTGCAGTATAAAGGAGGAGCATGGAAGGACACCACAGGCACCATGACTTATGACAATGCCACTAAGAAATGGAGCGTGCAAGGCCGCGTGCTGAACCCTGTTGAGTGCTACGAGTACAGACAATATCAAGAGTTCTGTTGGCAGCAGGGCGTGAACAGTGTGGACGATATGCTGAAGACGCTGCACACCGACGATGGCGACGTTCCTGTGTGGAGCACTTATTACGAAATACGCTACCCTGACGACGACGACTTGAACGCCTTGTATGCGTCGGGCAAGAAAGTTCCGTACCAGTTGTATAGAGAGTTGGCCTTCTGTCAGCAGTGTAACCAGAACTTGACAGACAATGCCGAAGAGAACGCCGCCACCAATTCCGATGGCAGCGAGAAGGTGTTCAACGGTGCTGGTGCAAGCACAACCATTACCCTTGGCGGCAAGACCGTAGCCGGCACCAAGGAGAACCGCAGAAAGAAATGGCAGCAGGAAATGCACAAGTATTTCTCTCCCCATTCAACTCACTGCTATGTTGTGGCGAGCGACTACAAAGCCACCGTGGACCAGCGAGCCAAGAACATGATGATAGCTGTTTACTTGGAGACCGATGGCAACATGCGTTGTTACTTCAATCATTGGTACGACGGAGACTCATGTGACGAGGCAGACAACGACTGCTACCTGACCATCCCTTGGGATATGGACGGAGCAGCGAGCCATCTATATCAAGGATGGGACGGCGTAATGTTCCAACAAAGCTATGCCTTGTTTGATAGAGGCGAAGGCGTATGGCTTAATGATGCAGGTACGGAGACGCTGACTCTTCATGACACGGCGGCAAAGATGCGTGCTACAAAGACCAAGGCCGGCCTTGAAATCTTCTCTACCGATGGCTGCTACCGCTATTGGATGATAGACCGTATCTTGAAATGGCCAAAGGTAGTAAGCTCATTTGACGGAGAGCGCAAGTATATAGAAACAGCTACCGCTGCCGACAACCACTATCCTGCCTTGCATGGTCTGCGACTGGAGAGTCTGCCGGCCTTCCAGCGCAAGCGTTTCGCTTACAGAGACGGCTACTTCCAGACTGGTGATCTGTTCCGTCATTTCTTCCAAGACCGTGTAATGGGACCCATCACGGTGAAGATAACGGCAGCACAGGACGGTTACTTCGCCATGGGCGTGGACTCCACCTCATCAGCCAAGTATAGTTGCTATCTGAAGGAAGGCGAGAGCCACACCTTTACAGAGGTTGCAGCAGGAGAAGGCGGTAAGCTCATCTACATCTTCGGTGCAGACAAGATAAGCGAGCTTGACATCAGCGGTTGTTCTCCTAAGAATTCAAACTGGATGCTGAGCGAGTGTACCTTACTGCGCAAGCTCGTCATTGGCGGTGAAGGATATACTCCTGCCTATACCACCGACATACTGAGCACGCTGAACTTAGGACAGATGCCTTTCTTGGAAGAGATAGACATCAGGAACACGATGATAACCGACGTGAATGCCTCGCTGTGTCCTCGCCTAAGAAAGGTGTTGGCAGAAGGCAGTCTGTTAAAGTCAATCACACTTGCAGAGAGTTCGCCTATTGATATGCTGCACCTTCCCGGTACTATGACAACTCTGTACTTCAAGAACCTTCCTAATCTGACCTACCCCGGTGGTTTGACCATTGACGGAATGGCTAAGGTGACGAAGCTGTTTTTGGACGGAAGCCCGAAGATAGATGCCATGACACTGCTGCGAGAGGTAACCACGGCCAGTGCGCTGAAGAGTGTACGCATAGCCGGCCTTGCTGCTACGGAAAGCGTTGAGCTGCTGCGAGCCATCAAGAACAATGGAGCCGTAGGCATAGACGCAAACGGAGCAGACTATGACGAGAGCGGCCAGTGTAGCGGACTGATAGGCAGATGGATTCTGACCCTACTTTCAGAGGAGAGTGAGATTGCGGAGCTGAAGCGTTACTTCCCGAACCTTGAAGTTATAAACTCGCAATTCTCTGTCATAAAGATAGACGATGTGGTGAGCGGTGACTTCTGCGAGAAATACAGCAACCCCGAGAACCAGACAGGAGCCGATTACGATAAGAGCTTTGTGGCAAGCGGCCATACATTGAAGATATTGCAGGACACCCATGCTTACAAGTGTATGTACAACTCCAAACTGAAACAGATGGAGGGTGTGCAATTGAGCGATGCAGACTTCAATAAACTTGCCAATGGTGAGAGCTTCGATGTAGGCGACAGCGCAGGTGAAGGCTTTGACATCTTCCACCACTTGCCTCATTTTTGGTACAAGGGCGTGAACGACTACAAGAACCAAGTAAAGTATATCATTCACTCAATTACAGATAATGAGCCGTTATCGACTGTAAACAACCGAAGGGAGGCATTGCTTTCAGAGCTGCTCTATGCTGAAAATTCAGGCGTGTATGCTGACGAGGCAACAGTTGGCGAGACAGTTGGCGATAATATTATTGCCACAGCAGCCAATGCGAACGCCTACCGTATGGACGTTGAGGGCATGAAGCAGGTAAGATGGCCGGGACTTAACCATGCTCGTCTTGGTGCCGTCTTTACGGATGCAAACGGCAAGATTGTTGGCAAGTTCATTATGATGGTGAGTCACGCTTACTTCGACTTCTCGATCGGTAACTATGTGTTCTGCGATGTGCCAAACGGTGCCAAGTGGATATACTTCACTTCGTATCGTGACATTGGCGACATAAAGTGTCTTGCTGTTGACAGCGAGCATATAGAGGCAATAGAACAAGAATGGACTGAGCACACCGTTGGTGAGTTCGACAGTCTTGTGGGAACATACCCCATCACTATTGACGGAATGAAACGGCCTCGAAGCATATCGGATGCAGTACGTTCAAAGAAAGGTGACGGCACTTCACAGACCTCGTCAGAATGGGCATACGACACGGACGGTAACCCGACCGAAATGCCGATCGGGACAATGCACTACACTGACAAGGATTTCCAGAACAGTGCGCACATGCGCGGAGATGGCTTCCAGCTCCAAGACTATGAGCAGCACAAGGAAATCAGTAACCTGTGGTGGGCGACCCATGGAACGACCGACGAGCAGTCTGTTGTTGGCAATGGTGCACATGACAGTACGCTGAACAGTCGTGACGACATCGGCATGGCGGACACATCGTATGTGGGCAACTCCATGAACTCAATCATGGGACTCAAACACTATGTGGGCTGTGATAGTGAGTGGATGGACTACATTGCAGGAAATGTGAAGAGCTACGAGACGTTCTACAAGAACCGTTGCGTGGAGACGAACGAAGATCCTGTAGATTATGTGTTCCACATCTACGACCCAGTGAAGAAAACCGAGCGTGTGGTGCAGAGTGTGAACTCTAACGGCAACTGCGTTGTGAGAGTGGTGCATGGAGCGAAGTGCGACATCTTGCCAAGCAAGGTGCATCAGACAGACACAAGCAAGTACACCACACACTATGCGGCAGGTTTGTGGTTTCCGGGCAGCAGAGGCCGCTGTGTTCTGCGGTCTGGCGGCAGCTCGAATGCGTACTGCGGTCTCGCCTGTGCGTTCGCGAACTACGCTTCTTCGTACTCGTTCACGAGCTACGGTGGGCGGCTGGCCTTCCGCGGCAAATTCGTAATAGTCGGATAAGCGGCAAGCGTAGCCACGAAAAAAGCGTCAGAGGGAGAGCCGACGATAGGAGGCTGCTCCCTCTCCCTGCTTTCTCGCGTAAGCGAGTTTTTTATGAGCGATGCAAAATAATTGTAAAAGTTGTAGGATATATCAACTTTAAGTATTACCTTTGCAGCATGAATTCAGAGAGGAAGATATTACTTTACAAAGACTACTTCCTCACGTTCTACCGCTCTTTGGAAATGGGCGCACAGAAAAAGATAGACTATGTGCTTGATGTGCTGAAGATGCAGGAGAGAGTGAGTGAGAAATTTGTGAAGTTCATCAAGGACGGACTCTATGAGATTAGAGCCAGTTACAATGGGAATATATACCGTGCATTCTTCATCTTTGATGAGGGCAACATCGTGATGCTGTTCAACGGCTTTCAGAAGAAAACCCAAAAGACACCCTCAAAGGAGATTGAGAAAGCACTTGAACTTAAAAAGGAATATTATGCAGCAAAGAAATGACATTAGCAGTTTCGATGCCATTCTTGATGCCAAGTATGGCGCAGTAGGAACTGCGGAAAGAGAAGCGTTCAGAAAGGAGGCAACCAACTATTGTGTAGGTCAGATAATCCTTGACGCAAGAAAGCAAGAGCACATGACGCAATCAGACCTTGCCAAGAAAGTGGGAACAGACAAGACCTATATCTCACGCATAGAGAAAGGCGTGATAGAGCCGGGTGTCGGCATGTTCTTCCGCATCATTGATGCGCTTGGTCTGAAAGTGGACATAGTGCGTCCGATTATGTAAGCAAAGGAGCAAAAGGCAGAAAATCCCACGCGCCGCTGTGTTCTGCGGTCTGGCAACAACTCGAATGCGAACAGCGGTCTCGCCTATGCGAACGCGAACAACGCTTCTTCGAACTCGAACACGAACTACGGTGGGCGGCTGAAATTCTTTGGTTAAAATATAATCGGAGGTCTCTGACGTGGCACGAGGATTGCCACAAACAAACTCCGAGGGATTAGAGCCTCGGCAACAGCATATAAATATGGAAAGCCGGAACACGACATTAACCACATGTGGGGAGTGCGCAAGTATCTCCCCACAGGACAGGAAGGCTGTCAATACATTGGAAGAACTATTGGGGCAGGTAGAAGAAAAGACTTCTATCTGTTTTCCGTTATTAGACCTTATCCCCGAAATCATAGCGGACGAGAACATGGAACGCTCGTTCAAGCGCGTCATGTCGAACCTGCACAACGCAGATACTCGCAACGGCCTACGGTGGAGGGAGAATATTGTTATAGACGGAGTGGAATGCACGCCACGCATGGTGCGCTACATGAAACGCAAGGCGGACATCATCGCCATGCTAAAGGCACAGATAGCCAACGGCACATTCCGCATCAAGCACCTTAAATCGTTTGAGACGGCAGACGGCCCGAAGATAAGAACCGTGCAAGCACCGTCCGTCATAGAGCGTGTGGGCAGCAACGCCATCATGGAGATAGTGGAAAAACACCTTGCGCCCATACTGATAGAGAACACCGCAGCCTCGATAGAGGGAAGAGGGCCACACGGATTGTATCACAAGATGCAGGAGGCAAGGCGGAACAATCCGAAACTCATATACTACTATCAAAGCGACTACAAAGGTTACTACGACCACATACTGCATGACCGACTGATAGAGGTAATAAAACGCTACATTGCCGACCCAGTGCTGCTGCCCATACTCATAGACTTTGTAAAGGCTCTGCACCCGAATGACAACGTAGGCATCAGCAAGGGACTACGCTCCTCGCAGTTTTTCGGCAACCTGTACCACAACGACATAGACCATGCCATGATAGAGGAATGTGGAAAAGACAACTACAACCGCTTTTGTGACGACATATACATACTTGGAGACAACAAGAAAGAGTTGTGGAAACACAGGGACACCCTGCATAGACTATGCAAACCCTACAATCTGATAATAAAGCCGAGTGAGAAAGTTGCACCCATCAGTGCAGGAATGGACGCACTCGGCTTTGTTGATTATGGGGACTACTCCCTGCTGAGAAAGCGTACCAAGGTGAACGCTGCACGGAAACTCGCCAAGATAAAGTCGCGCAAGAGGCGGCAACAGATAATAGGGTCATTCAAGGGAATGGCTTGCCACGCAGATTGTAAACATCTATATTATACATTAACAGGTAAACACATGAAGAAGTTTTCAGAAATGGGCGTAACCTATACACCTGCTGACGGCAAGAAACGCTTTCCCGGCAAGGTGACACGCCTCGGTGACATCGTGAACATACCGATAGAAATTCACGACTTTGAGACAGGCATAGACACAAAAGAGGGCGAAGACCGCTATTTGGTGTCATTCCGCAATCCAGCCAACTCGGAATGGGGCAAGTTCTTCACCGCCTCGTTGGAGATGAAAGGCATACTTGACCAGATAAGCGACATAGAGGACGGCTTTCCATTCGAGACATCATCAAGTGTGAGGTGTTTGACGGCAGCAAGCGCAAGTATAACTTCACTTAATGGCAGCTCACTAAAGATAAAAGGCGATGTGCGGTGTGTCGGTGTATCTTTGCAGCGTAACAAATTCATAACGACATGGAGAAGATATACGGCACAACCCAACGGCAAGATGGACTGCAACGCATAGGCAAGAACAAATGGCTGCTCTACTTCGGCTATTACGAGACCGAGGACGGCAACTATGAATACCGCCACACGTTCAGCCGCAAGCCCACGATGGACGAGATAAAGCAGCTTGTCAGAGACACGATAGACGCAGAGACCAAGGACAAGATTGTGAACCGCTTTGAGTATGACGGCATCAAGGTATGGCTGTCGGACGAGAAGCAGCGCAACTACGCATCTTTGGAAAACAACGAGAGCATAGCCTATCCGCTCACGCTGAAACTCAACGAGGAGGCGGACGCAACGCCAGTGTACTACACCTTTGAGACAAGAGAGGACTTCATCAAGTTCAGCAAGGAGGTATCAGCCTACATTCTCAACGCCATCATGGACGGTTGGAAAGAAAAAGACAACATAGACTGGAGCGTGTTTGACCTCCAGTAAGGGAAACGAGAACCTATCAGAGGGACGCAGGAGCAATCTTGTGTCCCTTTTTTAGTGTGCCACAACAGATAAAAGGGAAAGAACCATGCCTGTAAGTAAATTTGCCATGAACTAAATTCTTATTGACATGAAGAAGATTATCAAATGGCTCGGAGCGAGCAACCGATACAAGCACTTTGTTGGCGGTGTGGTGATAGGACTTGGAGCGAACAGCACCTATTGCGCAGCGTATGCAGGAGTGGGCGTAGCCGCAGCCTTGGAACTCAAAGATGAGTTGTGGGGCGGCAAGTGGGACTGGATAGACTTCGGCTGCACAGTGGCAGGAGTAGTTGTAGGACGCTTAATAAGATGGGCAGTATGGCAGTAGTATTCAAACTTTGGAAGTTCGCGGCCATGGCCGTGGGCGGCATGGTAGGCTGGCTTGTGGCAGAGTTCAGACCGACATTCCCATTGATAGCGGTGGCCATCATCTTTATACTGTATGACGCATACACCGCTTTCAAGCTCGACAAGCGCGTACACGCAGCCTATCCCGAAAAGACCGACAGGAAGAAAGCCAAGTTTACCTCGTTCGCCTTTGGCAAGGTGGTGAAGCAGACCATACCCAAGCGGCTGTGGCTGATAGTGCTGGCATACTTGGCAGAGCATTGGGTGTTCATACACATGCAAGTGCCGTTGTCGTATATCCTTACAGGCGTGATATGCTTTGAACAGGCGTGGTCGATACTGGAGAACGAGAGCAGCTGCCGACCAGAGGCAGAGCACCGCTTTTGGAAAGCATTGCAGCAAGTGATGGTGGACAAGACGGCAAGACACTTTGACGTGAACCTTAACAAACTAAAAGAAGAGAAAGATGATAGTGTTGATTGACAACGGCCACGGTGAGAACACACCGGGCAAGTGCAGCCCCGACAAGCGGTTGCGCGAATACAAGAAAGCGAGAGAGATAGCACGCAGGTTGGTGAACACCCTACTGAGCAACGGAGTGGAGGCACACCTGCTCGTACCCGAAGAGACCGATGTGTCGCTTGCCGAGCGATGCAAGCGAGCCAACAAGTACTGCGACAAGTACGGAGCGAAGAACGTGCTCCTCGTGTCGATACACCACAATGCCGCAGGAGCTGACGGCCAGTGGAAGAGCGCAGGAGGCTGGTGCATATATACCTCGCCCGGCCAGACGAGTGCCGACCTGCTTGCCACCGACCTGTGGAACGCAGCCGAGGAAAGCCTGAAAGACTACATCGGCAGCTTTGACGCGCACAAGGCCAAGGGCGACTACGACAGCAAGCAGAAACCCATGCGTGCCGACTGGAGCGACAAAGACCCCGACTATGAGGCACGCTTCTACATACTGCTGCATACCAAGTGCGCAGCCGTGCTGACGGAGAACCTCTTCCAAGACAACAAGGCAGACGTGGAATATCTGTTGAGCGAGGAGGGCGTGCGGAGCATCGTGCAGTTGCACTACAAAGGCATTACGGACTACATCAAACACACGAAAGCATGAAACACGCATTGAGTTTTGTAGGAGGCGTGTTGCTCACGCTCCTGCTTGTGGCACTGCTCTACCCCGAACCCAAGGCAGGGAACGGCCACAACATCGTGATCCAAACCGACACCATCATAAAGCGCGACACGGTAAGAGACGTGCCGGGAGAACCTAAGTACACCAGCGAGCAGCTAGTCGGAACTGCCGAGGTGAGAGTGCCAACGGACTGCATCAAGATGGGCGATGCAGTACAGCCACCCATCAGAGCCGACACTGACACGGCAAAGGGATATGCAAAAAATCTCGTAGCCAACGGTTCGGACAGCGCGACAATAGAGTTGCCCATCATGCAGAGCGTGTATGAGAACGCGGACTACAAGGCATACGTCAGTGGCGTACACGCACGGCTCGACAGCATCTTTGTGTATCCACTGCATGAGGTGGTAACCATCAAGGAGAAACAGCCCCCTAAGCGGTGGCACATAGGCGTAACGGCTGGGTACGGCATAGGCACGAAAGGAATGCTGCCGTATGTGGGCATAGGATTAACTTATTCAATCATTTCATTCTGATGGAGACGATAACCATACAAGTATTCAAGGACGATGTGTATGAGGAAGTGGCAAAAGCCACGGACTACACAGGTGCGAAACTCATAGACGGAGACGAGAAAGCGCGAGACCGCATACTCGCCACCGACAACGAGCTGAGCGACCTTGGAAGATTTTGGGAAGAGTCGGTGCTTGCCACCAACGAGCGGCTGAAAGAAATGCTTGTGTCGGGAACGACCAAAGATGTACAGGTGTCCACCGATATATGGGGTACAAAGGATTTGGCACAACCTAACATAGGTCTGCCAATCAAGCCTGTCATCATGAGGACCGCATACGAAGCAGTGCTGGAAGTGAGCAAGTCGTTTGACAAGGAACTGACAAGCAATGTGCAGTCAGCCCTGCGCAACTTCTTCATCACATCAATCATCGGCCAATGGTTCAAGTTGGCCAACAAGGGCGAGGCCACCGACTACTTCAACCAAGCAGGAGAAATGATGGACGGAGCGGAACGACTGCTGTACAGCAGGAAGAAACCGACACGCCCAAGTGATTAACCAACAAAAAGAAACAGAATATGTCAGAAACATTAGGTGCAAAGAAAGAGGTAACAGCAACCATCAAGATAGACTGGCTGCTGTACGACATCATGAATGAGACCTTTCTTCGCGGACGCACGATACAGAACAAGGACAACCACAAGGAGGTGGCGAGCATGTTTGCCTCTGAGGACGAAGAAAACCGCGAGAAGATACTTCGCTCTATCAAGAAAGGCTTTGCCGAGGTGAAGACAGAATTGTCAGACTACCTCAACGAGGACGGCACAACCACAGACAACAGCCACTATGACGGCAGTACAGACCTGACGCTTAACCTCACAATGCCGAGCAACTTCAACGAGGCTGCAACCACCGGTGTAGGCGAGGCTATCCACGACTACCTGAAGAACTCTGCCATCGCCGAGTGGTACATGGTGACAAACAAGGCCGACGCTGAACAGTACATCGCCCTTGCACAGAGAAGTTTGCTAAGCATCCAACAGGCAGTGAGCAAGCGTAGCCGCCCGAAGTGTCCAACAGACTAAGGAGGAGGGCTTATGAGCTGCTGCATAGAGAAAGAGGGAGCGAAGCTAAAGGTGACGCTTACCTTCGAGCGAGAACTGCTGCTCTATGACATCAAGAACAATGCCTATGTGGAGAGCCATGTAATGGCCCCGGAAACCGAGCACGCCAAGCACATGGTGGCTGACGTTGGCGAGGAGGGCAATGTGGATCGGGTGATAAGAGTGCTGGATTTGGGTATCTCCATGTGCCGGGAAATGCTTTACCCTTGGTCAAAGAAGGAAATCGTCAAGACAGAGTTTGACGACAAGCTAAAGGAGAGGGAGCAATATCATATAAACATGAGTGTGCCCAACACTATTTCGCAAACCACGCTGACCTATGTGGAAAGGCTGATACACGAATACCTTGTGTGCCGAGGCGTGGCCGACTGGCTAAGCATAACCAATCCGTCGAAGTCGGAGACGTGGCTTGCCAAGGCTGCTGAGGCAGAGCAAGAAATACGCACCTCCATCCATTCGAGAATGGAACGGAAGCGTATCAGGCAACATTGGTTAGGATAATAAAGACAAGAGCCGAGGTGCATCACGCATCCCGGCTCTTTAGTTACCTAAAACAATCTAACCTTAATAAATAACTAAACCTAATAATATCTTCTTTATCTCGGCTTGTTGGTTTGTCGAGGTGTGAACTCGACTGACGCACCGTAGATGTTTTCATCTGGTGAGAGTGTGGCTACACCGGCAATTCGGAAATACTTGTAAGGAGAGCCACGGAAGCCCTGTAGATAATGGTCTTTGCTTGACCATACAAGGTGCCAGTTCTGCAAGTCGCGTGAACCGTAGAGGGCCGTAGAAACGTTTCCTTTGCGGAACAGTCCACGCTGTATGACACTGGCGACAGTCTTCAATACGTTTGCCGCTTCGAGTTTGAGAGGACGTGTGACATATAGGCATTTGACGGTATCTGTTATGGGATTACTCTTGTCGGTATTCGTGATAGGTACCGAGAAGTTTAGCACAGCATTTTTTGTGTCCATGGCCAGTGCATCCGGATATGAATTGAGGTGTGAGACGATGTTAGAGAACATCATTCCCCACTGATTTGTCTTCAGCGAGAAGACATAGGCGTATGTGATACCGGGCGCATAGACAATAACGCGCTGATGAACATAGTCGTATAGCATCCGGCACTGCTTCAAGAACTTGGTGAACGACAGCGTAGGCAAGCACTTGTCTGTTGCAGGTTCATGTCCGAGCATGATGTGCAGCTTGTCGAACCCGGGAAGCCGGAGCGCATCGAACGGATATTCGGAGTTGATGGCTTCGGATATGCAGTGCGTCTGCGAGCCGCTGATCAGCATTATACCGCGGTCTGTTGGGAAGAGAACAGCGGAGTCGAGCTGCGTTATGCCATCGGGGTTTATGCACACGTCGCGCGTGATGGGCTGCTTGGCAGAATAGGTGCCAGTGGACGAAACCTCTAACGCCCATACACCCTCAGAGGTGAAGGCATAGAGAGGGAACTGACCGAACTGTCCTTCTGAGAGAGCCTTGGCTGCAGAACAGATGCCCTTAATCTCTCCCGTGCCAACGGTGTTGATACCAAGTATCGGGAAGTAGAAGGGGTTGTTGACCTCGGAAGTGTAGATTTTGTTGGCAATCTCAATGGGGAAGTTGTTGTCTTCGTGTGACGGATAGACAGACGGCAGCGAAGTGAAGTTCTTTTCACGTACCAGCTCGTAGTCGAGGACAGCAAAGGCACCATTCAGGAACTCATGCTGTTTGAGGTCGATGGCATAACATGCAGCATTGAAATTATAGATAACCATTTTGTAGGCATTCGGGTTTGGGTAGAAAACATAACACCCCCACGAATGCTTACTCTTTTCCGTCGTTTGCGTTGAACCGCTGGTAATTACCATTTCAGAGCTACAGAATAACTGCATACCCATTCCATAAAAATGGCCGTCGGAAGCCACAGCATATTCCTGTCCGTTTTCTTTGATGTAAACCCTAATGGAATAATCATCAGTAGAGAATGCCGCCATTGATATGTTTAGTGTGGAACCGTTTGGTTGCCAGTCGTAACGTCCATTGCAATATGCGAACATAGACTGGGCCAAATAGCCGGTGAATGGCTTGCGTTTGAGTCCGGACAAGTTGAGGCGACTATTATAGACGAATGAGTAATCAGCATGCAGCTGGTCATGCGTCAGATAATCATCGGTCATAACCTCGCGCGTAACAAGAGACTGTAGATATTCATCATCAACGATAATGTCCTTTCGCTTGTTGTCGGCAATGGCATCTGCAATTTCAAGTGAACACAACTTGTAAAACGTTGAAGTGTTCTTGATAGACTCTGACACCTTTCCTTCAGTGAACTCCGGCATGTGGAAAGCCGTAGAAGGATAAGAGCGGTCAGACGAATAGTACATAACGTAGATCTTATAATACTCCCACTCACAGTAGTAGTCAAGAAATTCCTTAGAAGAGAACTGCCCGAGTATTTTGTCTTCTGCCTTTGTCAATGTTACGGTGTTCTTATTGTCGGCATACAGACGGCCAATAAACTTTGTATTGTAGTTGTCAACATCTGACATGGAAGAAATCTTTCCTTCTTGGTCGTATGTGTATATAGGCTTGGATATGAACACATCAATACTCTTGATAATGTCGGACCAGTCATTAAGATCGTACGAGTCGTCATTCCGTACAACCTTATAGTCGAGCGATGCGGCCATAAGCATGATGTCACAGACAGCCTCTGTATAGCTTTTCTTTAACTTTGCCCTGTTCCACCATACAATGGGAGCTGCCTTAGTAGATGGGTTCATGAGAATGGGTGCGGAATGATAAACAAGTGAACCGTCGTATAGACGCAAGGCATAACGGACAAAGAACGGAAAGCAGAACCGTCCTTTGTTGACAGTCTCCTGAGCAACGAACTTGTTGACTTTCGCCATTATCTGTTCTGTGATACGAGTCTTGTTGTTTTCTGTGAACTCGTTGTAGAGTGCTCCCTCGGAAATACCATCAAAGTAAATGGTGAACGTACTCTTGCTATCATCGGAAAGACTGAACAAACGAGGATGGCCGACAAGACCGAACGACACTTCAACATCCGGGATATGGTCGCCCAGTTTGACGTATTTGCCAGACTTCCACAAGTAATAGTAGAAGCTGCCGGACGTAAAGACGAGCAATGTATTACCTACAGCATTGAAATGAGAAACACTATATAGTGAGTCAACCTCTATGCGTTCTGTTGTGTCCTTGTCTATTGAGGCTATTTTTCCACTCTTCACAGAATATACGATGTAGTGAGTGAAAGAGGAAGTCTTGTGTATAAACTTGACGACCTCACCATCTTGAAGTTGCATAACTTCTGATGGCGCGAGGATAGGCTTCAAGGCACCGTCTTCTGGCAGCAGGTTGATGGACACGGCAAGAGAGCCGTCGGAACATTCATAGTCTGACGGCACAGCGGAGAAGCCACTATATTTTATTTCTTGGTTCATAACGGATGCTTAAATATTATTGGTAAAACTGTTTCGCCGTCGCGTTTCTCTGCTTGGCCTATCATGAATGAGGCACGCTGCTCTTTTATGCCGCAGTTGTCGAGCATGAGCCGTGCGAGGAGGACGGAAGACGCACAGTAGTTGTTGGAACCTTTCTTTGTCGGGTGACACTGTGCGACATGCCGTCCTATTGCATTTTGGTGCCGGACAGCAAGCAGGTAGCACTCGCCAAGGTGGAAGGCTACGTTGATACTGTCGCCCGGCTGGAGCGAGAGTAGCCGCACGACTCTTGCCGTAATGGAAATGCGGCCATTACGGGAGAATGTTATGTCGGGGCGGCGTGTTCGTTCCAAGAGTTTAATCATAATGCAAAGATATAGGGTTGTTGATGAAAGATGGTTTTAAGTTTAGAGGGACGTTCAATCCATCATGTGATGATGAATTGAACGTAGAAGTGAAACTCCCGGCACAACCTTGGTATTTGTGGGTAGTGCTTTGGATCCTCATTGTAGGGGAGGTATATGCACCGCTCCTTGGTGTTGCAGCGAATACCTCTCCTACGTAGCTTGTAGAGCATGTTAGCCCTGCGTTTGGGATGGCGCATCTTTCAAGAATTTAAGGCGCGTAGCAAGATTGCCGAGATAATTTTGCATGTTTATACGCTGGAGAGCCATGAGCCAAATCTGGTTTTCTTCGCATACCTTCTCTGCCTTGCCACTTTCAAGAAAGTTGTCGAGCTTGTTGTAACGCTCCTTCAATTCGTCGTGCTCTATCTGCAAGCGGTCGATGAAGCTGTCGGCCTACACTTGTAGGCTTGCTCAAAGACAGACTTAGGAGACCAAGAGTCGTAGGTGCTGCCGTCCGGGTTGGTGTACTGCACGTGATAACCTTCACGCCATTCGTGGTTGTCCTCGTTCTTACGAGCGTAACCTTTCTCAACTGCGGCCAATTCGTTCATAGGTTCGGCCTTAACCTGTTTTGTTCCGATGTAAGTTTTCATTGTTTTATTGTTTTATGTTTACCATGACGTTTCAAACATGCTCCACATTTGATGAAAGTGTTTTTGTTGATCATCTTCTTGCCTTTCTTTTGCGTTTAGGGTTACGGATTGGGTACAGCCTGCCGAATTCATCGTGCCACGCATCGTAGCCGAATCCGTATTCGACGCGCCCTCCGGGATAGGAGCGTGAGTAGATGAGGACACGTCCCCACTTGTCCATGACGTAGCAGGTGCTGTAGTTCTTGCCTCTTATTGACAGGCTCCAGTGTTCGCGGATGCGAAGGTAGAGGTACATGGCCTTGTTGGTAAGGCGTTGAGGCATTACCTTGTAGTTGTCGATTTTTCTTGCAATTCTTCTTTTCATACGAATTTGTTTCTTGAAAGTTTTTCTTTGTAATAGAATGGCTTAACCTTGCCGTCCGCTACGCCATTCCAATAGTAGCGGAGAGCCTTTTTAATATGTGGTTGGCGGTATGTTGCACACCACTGGAGAGCACGGTCGAACCATGCGCTGCTCATGCGGTCAATTGGGGTGAACATTGTCATGAGGACTATTTTCCGGGCTTGTCGTGAGCGCATTTTTCTTCACGTTTATGTAGCAACTTCTCCATGAAGTTTACTTGTTCTTTATACCAATTGATAGTCTCTTTCATTGCAAGGACCTCCCATTTATCTGAGTACTTGTAATAGTTTCCATTTCTCAATTTGTCATTATAGAACTTTTTAGTTCCATCTAAATCGGAATTTAGGAAGAGTGAGTAATTGTTGTTATGAGGATGAATGCACAAGAATTCAAGTATTTCACTCGTTACTCCAATAGAAATTATTTTATCTCCCGGTTTCAGTTGGGTTATGTCTGTAACTTTTTCTAATTTATCTTTCATACTTCGTCACCTCCCTCGTTATTGGTTTGGTTTATCTGGAAGCAAACACCAGTATTTCCACTTGTATTCAGCTTTGTTTGGTACAGGCAATCCCATTTCGTTATACATAGGAGACGGATTGTCTATGTTGGCAATTCGCTTACAAGCATTGCGTAACAAGGCTTGGAATTTATCTGTAGCTTCTTTTGTCTTGCGGAATGTTAAACGAGTGGAACCACGTTCGCTAAGAAGTACTATCTCTTTGTTGAATGGTGGCAATTCGTCTGAAAGTTTAATCCATTTCATACTGTACCTCCTTTCTTCACCATTTCGGGATTGTCGTAGATGTTTCCAACAACCTCAACATCGCCTTCATAATCGTTGACAACGATTCCGTATAACGACCATGTGCTTGTGCTTACTGGATCGGCATACACTACATCAAAACAGTAACCGCGAACACCATCAACAACATGACCGATAACTCTGCCATTGTGTGCAAGAATGTCACCGCCATAAATCTCATGGTTGTTCTTGTCTCTTAGCCCAGTATTCATGCCGAGTGTCTTTTCTTGTATTGTAACGCAGCCATTCTCAAAGTCTGCATACTCAAAAATAGCAGGTTGTCTACCCATCCAAACCAAGTCACCATGTATCCAGCGGCCACTGCCTACGGCTTTACCACGAAAATCAATTGTTCTCATTGCTTGCTCCTTTCTTTTGAAGTTCGTTGATTAGTGCATCAGCCAAACTGACTGCCTCTTTTGCACAGCCTTGTGGCGTTTTGTACTCAAAGCCATTGATTGGCGAGTGGTCTGCACGTTGTGCATTGCCATCGTCCATATAGATTGCAGGGAGCATTGCTTTGGCAATCTCGTATCTACGCTGCTCCCAATTGATGGTTTTGTCCTCAATGACCTGCTCAAAATCTCTGAACAGGTTTGCTTGCAAACCATACACTTTGCCGTTGTTGTCTGTACATTCGGCAAAATCGCCTCTCTCGTTATGTCGGAGAACATTGATTATTTCTCCAGTTGTTCTATGTCTGTATTTCATATTCTACATTTTTATAGAGAGTCAAGTCCAAGGATGTCCTCCACTCTGTGAATTTCTGTATCAACTTTCCGTTCCAACTCCACACTCTTAGTCAATGCCTCATGTGAACGGAGGCGGAAATATTCTTTTTGCACAGTACGCATTTCACGCACAAGCATGAAAAATGATTTTGCGTCCATATTATCTTCTACTCTTTCCCATAAGGGGTATTACGTTGTAAGTTTTGAAACGGTCAACGAGACGGCCGAAACCGTCATTGCGCTTGAACCGCTTTTGAAGTTCGTTGTTGTCGAGGTTTGTGGTGAGGTGGGCAAACTTGCCGTACTGCGTCCAAATCTCGTTGCGAGCGTGCAGGAACTCATCTGTGAGGAGACCAGTGTCCATGCCGAAGAATGTGCGGTCTTGTATGCCGATGTCGTTGAGGCACACGTTCTGAGGGTTGCACTTGAAACCACGGCACTCCTCCTCGTTGTAGGTGAAACGGTCGAGGTTGTTGTGAATGGTGTAGTAGTTGACCATCTGAGTGACCGACAAGTTCCAGAAGAAACGAGGGTTGTTGGTGCGCTGGAGATACTCGCTGAAGATTTGCATGAGGAGCGTCTTGCCCACACCGACACCGCCCTGTATGAGGATGCTCTTGTGCAGCTTGTAGCCACGACCGGGAAAGACCTCCTCTGCCAGAGGGCAGTTGTTGAAATAGTAAAGCAGGAAACGCAGCACATCACGGTTGTTGTCGTCAACGATGAACTTGCGGCGTTGAGGAGCCAGCACAACAGAGTTGGCGATATAGACAAGGAAGCTGCAGTGTGCATTATATACGTTAGGGTCGGCAAGGTTGTACGCCTGTGCTCTCGCCTTTTCGCTCTCTCGCCGTAGGTTGAGTGCGCATTGGTGCAGGGTGAGCCACGGTGCATCCTTCTCGCGTTCGTTCTTGCGAAGAACGGAAAGGACGGCAGCGTCCCAGTCTTTGTTGCCGGTAGGCTGACGGCCATACTTGGCAAGTTCTGCGATTAGGCATTGTGGATATTGAGCCATAGTTTCAGACATTAAAGGTTAAACATCTTGCCCACCGAAGCCGCCATTGAACTCGTATGACGGAGGTGGCAGCTCTTGTGCATCTTCCGGCTCGGCATGTGAAGTGTACGCCTTGCGCATCCACGAACAGAAGTGACGTTTGGCATCATTGATATTGTCGTGAGGTTTTCCCTCATACTCGCAACGGCAGTGGTTGAGGAAGGAGTCGAGGCGTTTGCCAAGCTCGTCCTCGCGTATGTGGAACTGCATACATACCGGTTCGTTCCAAGAACGATCGGCACGCATTTCTTCAATCTCCTGTTCCAGCGTGAGCGTGTAGCCGGGCGCGACGTTGGGCTTGTCAGAAATGGCAGACGAGACAGCTCTATCCTTAGCAGGGCGACCGCCAAGTTTGCCGAACTTCTTGCCCTTCTTGCCGCCCTCAGAGCGTGCGTTGTTGGCATCCATCACTGGCTTGATAAGGATAAAGACACCCTTGGCAATGTCGGATAGTCCTTTAGGCTCCTTTCCGTTAAGGGCATACTCCACGATAGCCGGGTAAATCTCGGCCTGTACATCGGAGGGCATACACTTGATAGCCTCAAGGAAACTGCGATAGAATATAAAACTGTCTCGTGCCATATAAATCAAACCTCTTTAATGCGGATGCCATGCACATGCAGCATGAGTTTCCGCTTGATGATATATTCCTTTGTTCTGACTCCCTTTGTGTCTTCCACGACGGTCTGCCCGGTAGCCTTGTCGGTATAAACGAAATCGGCTACATAAGAGCAAGGACGTTCGAGAAGAACACGTGTAGGACGATTTTTGAAATCTTTGCCACACTCGCCATATTGTGCAGGTATCAACAGATATGACACCTGCTCCCGAAGGTCGGAGATAAGTCCGGCACGCTGCATCATGCGTAGCTCGCCAGCTCGGTAGTGCTCCTTCTTGGATGCGTGGGAGCCTACGCGCTTGTTGCCGTACTTATTCCGGCCTTGGAAGGCAAAGGATGAAAACTTAGCCATTAGCTGTGTTAGGCTTGTAACGGAAGATGTCCATAATCTTAGTCTCGTCGAGCGTAGCAATCTCGAAGTCAACCATTGACCCCTTCAAGCGGTCAATGACAACAGCATGTGCGTTGTTGATGTCGGTGGCACGGACGATGAAGTGAGTGGCGGTCTTTTTCTCGCGGCCTTTGTCGTCGACCGTGATGTAGAGAAGCTTTGCACGGAACCACTTGTCGCCCTTGTCGTTCTCGGCAATCTCGGAGTAGTTGGTGCGCTTGATTGTTACAACATCGAAGTCGCCCGAAAAGAACGGCTCCATTTCTTTGGTGATACGTCCTTCAGCCTCGGTAAAAGAGAGGGCATCGACAAGGTACAACTCTGTTACTTTTTTGGTAATGCCGTTCGCCATAGTCCGCTCGTAACGGACACCACATTCGTATAGCATCATAATGCAGCCTCCTTTCTTTCGTTGATAGCCTTTACCAGTTCCTTGCTTGCACGGAGCTTGACAGACGTGTGTGCCGGGATAACCAGAGGCTTGCCTGTCTTGAAGTTGCGTGCTGTGCGCTCGGCTACCTCAACCGGGGTGAAGGTGCCGAAGCCACGGATAACAACCACTTCACCCTTGGCGAGTGCTTCCTTGATAACTCTGAGTGTGCCGTCGATGGCTTTCACTGCTGTTGAGAGGTGCAGTTTCTCTGATACTGATACCTCACGTGCCAATTCATTCTTTGTCATGATAGATAAAATTGAGTTTATAATGTTTTTGCTATATTGTTTTCGCCTGTCATAGGTATGCGCAGATCGAGAACGTCTTTGTCTGTTGCGAGTCGCCACCGGCACTCTGTCAATTCATTCTTCTGTTCGTCGATGAATTTTTCGCTTACCTCTACCTTCAGCGCATGGATGAATGGGAAGATCTTGATGATGGCGTAACGCCCGGTTAGATTTTGGCTTATAACCTGTCTCATTTTATTTTCTTTTTTAAATTTTGGGTGAGTTGTCTAATACACCATGCACGGCATGAATTGCGCAGACCGTGCTGTTTATCGTAGAGAGCGGCCGCATCATCGAGATACTTGATAATGCGCTGCAGGTCGGTCTTACATAGGTCAGCCATCTTGCACTGGATTGAGGAACAGACTTGCAAGTTCATCGAAGTACATTTCATCCTGCGGAATGTCGTCATCGGTGGCCATTATTTGGTTGGCGATGGACTTCTTTTTGTGGATGATGGCATAGAGGGTGCGGTCGATGGTTCCACGGCCAAGGAGGTAGTAGCACGTCACGTTGTCCTTTTGCCCGATGCGGTGGGCACGGTCTTCGCACTGGCAGCAGTCGGCATAAGTCCATGGAAACTCAACGAAGGCCACGTTGGAAGATGCCGTGAGCGTGAGGCCCACGCCAGCCGCCTTGATGGAACAGATGATGAGTTGCGCCTTGCCCGACTGGAAAGCATCGACAGCCGCCTGTTTCATCATCATGGAGTCGCGCCCGGTAACGGAGACCGCATTGGGGAACGCTTTCTTAATCTCGTCCACAATCTCATGCAGGGAGCAGAAGAGAATGAGCGGCTTGCCGTTGGCGAGGAATGTGCGCGTGAAGTCGATAGCCTGTTTCACCTTGCCTTTGGCAGAGAGCGAGCGCAGCGTCATGAACTTCACCAAAGCCTCCATGCGCATCTTCCTGCGAATATCGAGGTCGTCGCACTCGGTGTACTGGCGCAGGTATTCGGCAAGGTCGTGTTCTGCAAGCATATACTCGTCACGGTTGGAAATATCCACGATGAGGTCGGTGCGCGTCTTGTCGGGCAGCTGTGTAAGCACCTTAGCCTTTTCGCGGCGTATCATGCAGCGCGAGTAGAGTTCGGCAGAGAGCCGTTCGAGGTTGCGCGGAGCATCTTCCTCCTCCTTGTTGCGCCTCTCCTTAGTAATCTCTCCACCGCCATACTCGGCAAGAAACTTGGATCGTCCTCCAAACTCGGGCAAGCGTCCCATGATGGAGAGTTGCGCAATGAGGTCGGCAGGGCGATTGACCACAGGCGTACCAGACAGCAAGATGCGGTATTCCTTTCCCTCGGCAATGCCACGCGCAAAGATGGTCTGCTGTGCGGACGGGTCTTTGACACGGTGACTCTCGTCAATGATGATAGACTTGAACAACTTGATGTCGGGAGTAAACACAACATCTTTCAAGCGGAAACCGCCACGCGAGCCGCCCTTGATGTCCCACACGAAATACTTGCGCAGGGACTCGTAATTGACGATGGCCACCTGCTGCATACCCATTTTGAGGAGGTACGGCCATGTGGTAAGCACGGAGTTGTCGAGCACAAGAGCGTGCTTGTCGGTAAACTTCTCGAACTCACGCTGCCAGTTGATTTTGAGCGAGGACGGACAAATGACCAAGCAGGGGTAAGCGTTGGCACAATCCACGACACCGATGCTTTGGAGCGTCTTGCCAAGCCCCGGCTCGTCACCGATGAGGAAACGATGCCAGCGCAGCCCGGCAAGTATGCCCTCCTTCTGATAGTCGTAAGGCTCGACGCGAAGGTTATGTTTCAGAGTTTCAGCCATACGCATTGATTGTGTGTTTTGATATCGTTATGTCGTAGCCGTGTATGTATGCTTGCTTGCGCAAGTCGGCGCATGAGAGCATGCAATGGCGAGCTTCCTTTGAGAGAGCGGCCATGCCTGAAGAAGAACGTACCCCCCCCAACCATGCCACCGCATGTATATCCGTAAGAGCCAGAGAACACAGCGAACGGACACATACGTCTGAGGCGTTTGAGCAGCTGGATTTGTGCTGTCTGTGATAATTTCTTTTTCATACTTTGTCTGTTACATAAGGTTGAAAGCCCAATATTGGAAGGCAAGTTCTTCGTACTTCTCGCGTCCGCGATTGTAGATGTCGTCGCCACGGTTGATGAACTTCTTGAAAATGTTGCAGTTCTTTTTGCTGATTGCGTAGATGAAGTCGCGGTCGGAATGGGCGATGTCCATGTACCATGCCCTGCTACGGTCCCAATCGAAGAAATCTACAGCATTGTCGAACTCCGCTTGTGTTGAGGCGAATGTCGTTTTCAGATCGCCGCCGAAGTTGGCCATTGGCAACCACCAGTCCCATTTGCAGCGTGTGTCCAGATGGAAGGTAAATCCCCCATTGCTGAACTCCTGCTGCTTGTTGACCATGAAGCGTTGTGTATCGGCATGTTCGAGCACCTTAGCGAGAAATGGGTCTCGTCGTGCTTCTGCACGCAGTGCACGCTGCATTTCGCGAGCGTGGAGGAACTCTTCCTCGGAGCATTGCTCACCATCAATCGTCATGTGGAGGAAGTCCACACGCGAGGGTTCGGTGATGATGGCATCCACGATAGAGCCAAAGCGGAATGCCGCCTCACGGTCGCCATACTGCATGTGTGGGTGGAGCTGGTTCTTCAGTTCAGTAAGGTCAGAATTGCTGACCTCACTGCGCTGATAGTATTCGTCTGGGTTGATGATAGGCTTAATCTTCGTCATAGTCATCGTAATCGGGTTCATATTCCACTTCGCCCTCACCATCGCACACTTCGCAGGCCTCCTTTTCGCCCTTGATGAAGTGCATGCGCTTGGCAATGGCCTCCTCTTCCGTTTCGGGGAGCAACTCCCACGTTTCCTCGGTACATTCCGTTTCGCGGTCGGCCTCAAAGTCGTAGGCGTGCCAGTGATAGCCTTTGCCGCCACAAGCCGCACACTCAATCATTGTAGGCTCACGCTCATTCCATGGGGCGCGAGGGTCGTACTCCGCGCCAGCCGGGTAATATCCACTTTCGTACATAATCGTTTACTTTGCTTTAACTTCGTCCTCGTAAGAGACAGATGTTGAACTGATAAATTCGGGGTGGTCTTTGTCGTTTGCGAGTTTCTCGCAGTAGGTAATCTGTTTCTTGAACACCTTTGAAAGGTCTTCGACAGACTGGTATTGTCCCTCCTTTGACCACCAAAGAGACAAGACAGCGAGGACACCCTGCGCATCGTGGAACACAAGACGTTTCTTGACGGAAGTCTTGGGCTGATACCCGGCAGTGGTAACGATGGCCTGTTGTCCAAAGAGGTTGCCCACTTCGGCCGCTTCCTGCTGCATCTTCTTCTTTGCCGTCTCTTCCTCCTCCTTGCGCTTGCGTTCAGCCTCAATGCGTTTTGCCTCGGCCTCCTCACGCGCTTTCAGTTCAGCAGCCATGCGAGCCTTTTCTTCCTCATTGGCTTTCTGCATACGCTCCAATTCGGTTTTCTTGGACGGCAGTGTGTCGAGAATGTTGTCGCGGTAGTCGCCCACCTCAAACTCGTACTGCTTGGCAAACTGTTCCATGAGTTTGAGGGCGATAGATGTGCGCACCTCACGGAGTTTGTCCTGCATGTCGGCAAGTTCGGCAGGAATGCGGACATTGGAGGGAGTCTTTGCAGCCCAATCATCGGGCAGCTTGACAGGAAACTGCTTGATAGCCTTGCACTGCGCCTCGTAGTTGTCGAGCGTGATGGCAGCGTTAAGTTCGGTAAGGGAGTTGATGGCATTGGTGGTGTGGGTGTTAAATGACCGCTTGTAGTCGTCCTCCACGTCAGCCTTGTAGCGAGCGAGGGCTTGCTCACGCTGTTGGCGCAGCATCTCCTCCCTGCGCTTGCGCTCCTCCTCGGCACGTTTCTGTGCAGCGTAGGCATTGCGAGCCTGTTGTATCTGGTAGGGAACAGAGTTTGTCTTGGTGGGGTCGATGGCATTCTCCATGCCTGTGAACTCCGAGCGTATCTGGTCAAAGATTTTAGTGATGGCAGAACGGCTGGTGTTCATCTTCTTCACCGTGTTGCGAGCCTTGTTGATGTAGGTGGCGCACTGCATATCCAATTCGTCAGTCATGCCGTGCTCCTTGATTTGCGCGAGGAGCCGCTTGCCGAAGTCGGTACACTTCTGGCAAGAAATGGTGTTGTTCTTGTACACCTCGGGGGCAGTCTGTGCAATCATCTGCACGTTCTCCTTGCGCACGATAGTCAAATCGGTATTTGTTGCTTGTTCACTCATAGTTGTTGGTTGTTAGGGATTAGAAAGTGTCGTCATTATCATTGGCCGCAGGATCAACGGTTACGCCAGCCGCAGTGTTGTCGGCAGGAACAAAGGATTGTTCGGGCTGACGGTCGGTGATAATCTCGCATGTGTCAGTATCTACCTGTTCGCCATTGTCGGTGATGCCGTAGATATCGTCAGAGATTTCTGTCTCGTCCACCTGCTGCGACTCCAGTTGTGTAGCATGGCCTACACGTGCCTTGGGATAAGTCTTGAAGGCGTGCTTGATACACTTGGCAACGAGAAAGCCGGGGTCTATCTGTCCACCCTGCGCGGTGTAGAGGGCGTTGGGCTTGCCGTTCTCCCACTGCTTGGTCTGATAGTTGAACTTGGAGTTCTGACGAGCGGAGTAGTTGGAGAGACGCTGCCAATCCTCGGGAAGCATGACGGCATAGTCGGCAGAGCCATCAGCACGAGTAATCTTCATGAAACAAGCCACGATACGCCCGGACTGGTGAGGGAGGCGGCAGGTGTAGTTGACGAACTTCTGTCCGTTGCGCTCGCCAAACTCAAAGCTGTCCTCCTCATAGACGATGACAGGGTTGTCGGCATGGCGTATCTGACCGCAACGAGCGCGAAGCACCAACTCGCCATAGCCGCTGACGGTGAGGACGCACTGCGTCTCGTAGCGGTTCTTCTTCTGTCCGTGGTCGTCCACATAGGAGTCAACAGCGATGGAGCGTGCGAGGAGGTAGGCTTGCGCCTTGGTGCCGGGGTCGAGGGTGAGGCCAGAGATAGCCACATCAAGAAACGAGGTGAAGAGGGAAAAATGGCTGCATTTCTTGCGCACGTCCTCTTTCTCGGAAAGCAGACGGTTGAAGTTGCGAGCCTCTTTCTCGTAGGCAGCTTCGCCCGACACGCCAGTGGACTGCGACCACATGGCATCGTAAATCTGAATGAACTTGTCGCGCACGTTGTCGTTGCGGACGATTTCTGTCGGCTGCAATTCGTTGAGCAGCTTGACTGTAATTTCTATTTGACTCATAGTTGTATGAAATTGAATGTGATTAAAATTTTATTCAGTTTTGGAGCCGCAGGGAGGAGTTGAACCTACCAATGTCCTACGCTTTATCGTTCGTACCTATCCGATTAGCACGCTATCTGCGGCAGTTGAGGCTACTTGCCAAGATAATCTTGCTGTATCCGCTGCAAGAGCCGCAGGTCGGCTGTTCGGTATTCGACCTTGCCCGGACGCTTGTAAGGCTGTTACCTTTCCCTGCTTGCGCCAACGCTCCACATTTCCGCGCCCGAACATTTCAAATGCTTTGTTCTGGCTGATGAACTCCGGGTCGTTGGCATCATGCTTGAGCAGATGCACGACCCTTGCGGCCACATCATCGAGGAACGTAGAATACTTGACGCACATGTCAGAGAAGTTGAGGTAGTCCATTATCCTTTAATCTCCGGCTTGTGCGTCTATCTCTTCGCACCATTCATTAATGGCTTTGAGCCAGTTGTCGGTCTTGCACCAACGCCAAAAGAGCACACACATTGCGCCAAGCATGGCAAGGCCAAACACCTTGTCGAAGAGGAAATGCAGGAAAAACGAGAGTACAGTTTCGTCCTGTTCCTCACCAATGAGGAAGAGTACGCCAACACTGCCCATGAGGGCGAGAATGGCGATGCGGAAAATTGAGATTGCTTTTTTCATTTCTTTTCTGTTTTAGAGGTTGAACATGGAGGTTCTTTTGTGTGCTCAACGTAGCGGTTGAGCAGGGTGCAGTAACATCCGTTGATGGCGTTGTAGGACTGCTTGCAGGAGGTGCAGAACTGGTTACTCATTTTTGTTGTTCCTTGTCGTCTGTTTCTTCCTTGTCGTCTGTTTCTTCCTTAACTGCACGAACTTTGGGCGTTGGTCAACAGCCTCAAGAAGTTCATTAAAGTAGGCATATAGTTCCTTTGAATAAATTGTTCTTTGCATAACTCGCTTGTTTAATAGAGGTTTATGCCCAACTTGTTGAACGCCTCTTCTTCTGCAACGGATCCGCGCCAAGCGTCGAGATAATCGTTGATGGCTTTCTCGTTGTTGGCATCTGCCTTTTCGTTGTAGCCGAAGTCCTTGCAGAAGGCTGACCAGCTGATGCGGTCGAGTTCTTCGTTAGACAATTGGGTTGAGGTGTTGCAGCTGATGAGGCTTGCAACAAGGAGTGCTGATGTGATGATTAACTTTTTCATGATGGAGTGGGTTTAATGTTACGAAATTCGAGTTGCTGTGATTGTGCGCTCTTCTCGGTTTGTCGAGGTTGAAAACTTCTTGTCCCACTGCAAGCCGAAACTAACACAAATTGATTTGAGGTAGCTTGAACGGCTAACAGGAACGGTCAGTTCTTCGCCAACTGCAAGGTTTGAAAGTTGCCCGAGCAGAGACTTTTTGCGCTGATTTTTAGATGTT